ATGTATTGCGGTGTTTCGTAGATGTGTCCATTGCTACGATCTTGTACAAGATACTTGTCTACTACTTGACGCATGCCTGCGTATGTAAAGTCCAAGTCACGTTGGTGGTTGATATAAACATCAAGTTGGCGCCATTCTGCTTCAGTGTATTGCTCAAGCAATTCGGCATCGTACACACCTGCGGCTACGTTTTTCTTTACTAGGTCATACAATGGAATGTAATCAAATTGCCCGAATACGATTTTACGAAGACCGTATAGCAATAAACGTGCGGCTGCAAATTGATAGTTTGGCTTTTCTAAACTAACTAAGTCACTTGCACTACGTACAAGAATCTCCTGGATGTCGCCAGTAGTGATGCCATCGTTGAACTGCAAGTCTGCGTTCATTTCGATTTGGCTTACACTAACTCCGGCAAGACCTTCACATGCTTCTTCTACCATCAAGTGGATTTTGTTAATGTCCAACGGCTCTTTGCGCCCGTCTCTTTTAATTACGTTAATTGTTGATTTGCTCATATTTTCCTTTAATCCAATTTTTGTGTGCGCTGTCTTGGTGCAGTAAGTTCATACTTAACCAGGAACCATGGCGCAATATCTTTATACTTTAACTAGGTTAGCGAGGTCGCTAGGGCCCCATGTTTGTAGAATTTGCATTTTTGCTTCGTCGATGTCGAGTACTTCACCGTCATAATAATTTAACAGTTTTTTGTTAGGAAGTATTACCAACAAGCGGGGTGTTTCGTCGATTATGGCTAACATAAGCTCACAATCAATTTTGGCTAGCACCATGCTGTAAAACATACCAAGTCCTTGTGCGCTGGGACAGAATGAACCCGACCCAATTAATGCCCATGGGTCTGGCCAAGTTTCTTGTCTCCAGGGATCGAATGTTTTAGTAACCATTGGGACAAATTTCCACCAGGTTGCTACTTCTTGATATGCAGAGTTAGTATCAAGATTTGAAAGACTTAGTCTCCAGTCTCTCCATGCTGCCAGTCTACCTTGTTTGTCAGTAAACCAATGTTCTAAGTTTCTATGTTCCACGCGATACTTATGCTAGTTTATAGTACTGTTCTACTCGACGAAGCCATAGATCTGTATAGCGATCAAAGTCTGCACCTTCTACGATAAATTCCTGATAGATGTTGTCTGCCGAGCACATAAAGATTACACCTTTGCGAATCCGAGTGCCCCATACTTCGTTGTGTGCTAGTGCGTATGCCGTGGTTTGAATAAAGTAATCGTCAATCCATTCACGCTTCTTGGGCTTGTTGGTTTGCTTATGGTCCATGATGGCATCTTCGCCACTGTGGACTCCAACCAAGTCAGTTGTACCTGCATACAAGCCCGGGCAGTACAGTTGGACTTCGGTGCCCCATACTTCGTTGCAATTCACTAGGCCTTCGCTAATAATGGTCTGTGCCATTTTGTGACTTTGGATGGAGTATGGATTTGTGCCAGGTGTGCCAGCATCTCCAGTTAGCACATAGTTCTCAAGCCACTTGTGCATACGAGTGCCACGGCTAGCGGCTTCGGTTGTAATCTCTCGGGCTTTTTGTTCCCCGACGCTCTTACGCCAATTTGCAAGAGCTTGTTTAGATTCTTCGGATTTAGTTTTGTCTAGAATTGTAGTAACGCTAGGTACTCGTGATCCATCTGGAGTTTCGTATAGACGACTTGCGCCGTCTATTCGATTTAATGGTTGGTAGTTGTATTTGGGGTTAAAATTTATCATTGTCATTTATTATACACAAGCGTATATAATAAGTCAATGATTACCAGGCGATTACCCACTGGAAAGTGGTTTGGCTAGTTGGGTTAATTTGGCGTTCGATTGTGTATCCAAGATCTGTAAAATACTGGATCACTTTAGCCATTTGAAGTCTTAATTGGCGGCTATCATTGACACCGGTCCAAGTATTGTAGTACTCGGTTGCTAATGCATAACCAGTGTCAGTTGGATTCTTTGCCATTGTGCTTGTAGTTGATACTGTTACTTCAACTGCGCCATCTGCCGCCGCCAAAATAACTTCTTCTTCTAAGTCACGGATTTCTCTTAAAACAAAAATATCTTGTAGTGATTTTAAACGTGCTTCTGATGCAGTTAACATTACGCGGCTCATAGTCCTAAATCCTTTTTAGCTTGTGCAATTGCATCCTTGCCTACAATTTCTTTGTTCTGTTCTGCTTGATCAACTGTGTCTGCATTAGGAACTGTGGTCATCATAATTTTATCATTGCTAACATCGGCGACCAAGTCGTTGTTTTTTGCTTTGAATGTTGCGATTAGACCACGGATAGCATCAATTTGATTTGATGCGCTAAATCCCATCTTATTAAGACGTTGTACTAACTCTTGCATAGGCAAGGTTGCTACGCCATCGTTTTGACTCTTAATTAAGAGCATCTTGACAGCGTTGGCAAAACTTTGATCTACACTAGATAGTTCAAGCAATATCACTCTTCATCTCCCTGCCAGTTGGTTCTTCTTCTGGGCCTGCACTACTTGGGAAAATTGGAGCTTCGCCGCCAGCTTCTTCACCTGGCAAAGAGGCTGGTAAAGCATCGCCTGGGCTTGTTAAGCTAGTGATAGCTGAATCAAGCGTGTCTTTAGTTTGCATTAACATGTTAATGGCTTCTTCTAATGCGCCCTTAACTGTTTGTACGTATTGCTCGCCTGTTGCATCGCCGAAACGAGCTTTGATTTGATCAACCAATGTGATCATGTCTTTACCTAGCATGTCTGCTACGTCTTCGATCATACCTTGGAAGTCTTTGTTCATTGAACGTGCGGCAATAATAACTTCTGCTTGATCTAAATCAGCATCGTCTAATTCGCCTTCAAATAAAACTGGATCTACGTTGGCCATTTCTTCGTATACTTCACGTTGCAAAATTGCACGAGTATACTCTGCACCACCACGGCTTGCTAAAGTATCGATTTCTGATTGAACACGCTCTAGTTGTTCACGTAACATGCGTCCGCCTAGTGGCTTAACGTCAATGCTTTCCTTACGCAACGCACGACGAGCTGCCTGTGCTGGCGTAGTTGTTGTTGTAATATCATTAAATTTCATAATGGTCTCCGATACTTTATTTAGTGTTTTGGCTTGCTCATTTTGTTCATTCTAGCCACACGTCTGCTGACTTGATTGAACTTTTTAGTTCTGCGGCTTCGCATTTTGAATCTGGTTTTGAATTTAGCTTTTAAGCGTTTAAATCTGATACGCTTTTTGATGTCAATACGTTTGCTACATGTACTTGCCGCGCTAACGACTCGCCCTTTTTTAACTCCGGTTGTGCAACGAACTTTACGTTTAATTCGTTTACCAGAACGGGCCCATACTATTTTAGCTTCGACAACGATTTGCATGTTATTTTGGAAGGTGTGTAATCACATACCCTAGCATTGCCAACAGGCCCACAACAACTGTTGCAGTAGATGTGACCATAATTTTAAACTTTTCATCTTTAGCGTTACTTAATAAAGTCTTAATTTCGCTAAGATTTTTTTGATTATCCGTCTTAAATGACGCAAAATCTGTATGGATCTGATCTAATCGATCTTCAACGAATCCAATCTTTTCTTCTAAACGCTTATAACGCTCAGCACACAATTCTACGTGTAGCTCTAAGCTAGTCTGCTCTGTAATCGGTCTATCGGCTGCCATTTTAGCTATCCCGTAAAAAAACTACTCACATGACTCGAGTCTGTAAGTAAAGTTGTGAGTAAAAATGAGCCTAGGTGAGTGATTACAACGATTGTTTATATAGTTATATTTAGCACGATTAGAAAGAATCGTGTCGGATGTAAAACGTATTTTTGTCGGGACCAGATGTAATGAGCTTGCCATCTAATGCGGCTGTTTCAGTTAGGCCTGTAATTGCGGTATTACCAACTGAATCAGCTGTTAATGTTTCTTCTGTCATTTGGCCAACACGTTCAGCGATCCACTTTAGGCACCATACGCGATGTATGCCTTTGATGTTTTCTCCAAATAAGCTATCGCTAACGTCCTGTTGATCGATACACTCAACTCCAGCAAGCAATGGCTGGCCACGACTTGCAATAATATTCATCAATGTAGCCAAATTGCTACGACTGCTGTTGCTACTTGGCCCAATGTCATACAGTGTCCAGGCTGTAAAGAACTCTGGATCAGCACCCATGTGCGCACCGGGAATCATCCAGGATTTCTTATCTTCTCTTTTTTGCATTATTTTATTGTAGCAATGGCCCGACCAATTGCGTATCCTGTCAATCCGGCAGCACCTACTTTGGCTACGCTCTTTAAAAAGCCGTCGCCTGAACGAGAACCAGCAATAGCTCCAGCGCCTAGCGCCGCAAGCTCTGCGTTACCTGCGTCTGTAATTTCGTAACCTTTGTTTCTTGACAACACATCTAATACTGGTAATAGCTCACTGCGTTTACCTCTTATGCGATAGTATTGTAATAATCTTGTCACGCATAGTTCTCGCTGATGAGTTGTAAGGTTTTCCCAGTCTGTGATTAATCTACGCAAACTTTTGTAATTGCTTACATCAATACCCATTTGGCCTTCCAATCTATACATTAGTCGTACTGCTGTAATTCGATCTAATGTGCCATTGGCGATTCCATGTAGGAACTGCTTTACTAATTTAGTGTTGGCACGAAGCTGTTTGGCTAGTACTAAGTTCTGATCATGTGCTTTTAGCTGTTGGGCAGTGCCACCTGTTGGGTTAAACAAGATGTGCAAGCCTTGGTATAAGTCTGTGCCGCTGATTCTTGGTGCAGTGAAGTTGCCAAATGCCAAAGTACGTTGTGCATAGTCTTTGGCAAAAGGTGCTGTTTCAAACTCCTTGCTTAACATGTAAAGAGTTAGCATGTTTAGAAACACGCTGTCTACTGTGTCACGCAATGTTAGCTGGCCAAGGTGCGTATTACGAAACATCTTGCTTTCGTTACAGTTTTCAAGAATAAAACTAAAACTGTTGTCTTGATTGTCTTCCATATTACTTGTCCTTGTCTTTCATGAACACAGGGCGGTTGACTAATTTAATCTTGCCGTGTGGCGTAGCTGAAACAAAGCCTTCGTGCCCTGCGCCTGTTTGTACACTGCTAGTATCAGCACCAACGTGCTTGTCTAGTTGATCTTTAATTTTGTGCTTGATAACTGTAATGCCAGCAACGATATCCCACGCTGTCTGGAATGGAGCCTTAAATTGGTTGATGTGTGCTTCGACGTTGGCTTGCTTGTTAGCCGACAAGCCGCTTGGACCTTTTAGCCAAGCCATAAACTCGTTTGCAACTGCTTTACCGTTTGTGATTTCCTGACCGCTTCGTGCTTTAAAGTTAACAAAGCTCTTGAAGATGTCTGGTAAGTTAGAAATCTTTAATGCACCAATGGCAAACGGATCTAACATGTCGTCAATCTTAGCGGCTGCTGGACTGTTAATAAGTGCTTGCACTTTCTTAATGTCTGCGGCAGGTAATTTAACAGTGTGTTCTTGCGTTAAGTTAGTTGATGGGCCAAATACTACTAGGCCAGGAACAGATTTAATACCAACTGCATCTGGAGATGTTGGCGTTGGTTCGGCTGTAGCAGAAGCGGCTTCATCAGCAGAGTCGTACATACCATGTACTGCAATGCCAGCACGGCTACGAACAATCTTCTTACCAACTTCACTGGTCTTGTCAATGTGATATTCAACCTTGTTTGGTTTAAAATTTACTCGCGCATCGTCAATAGTTAAGTCTTGTGCTTTCATCCAAAGCATATCACCTTGGAACATCTTGCCTGCTGTCTTAACAGGAGTAGCACGTTTTAACAAGTCATACATACCACCAAAGTGTGCGGCATATTCTGCACGACCCGGGCTGTCTGGCTTACGATTATAAATCATTGCAGACACTTCTTCTGCGCTTGTTGGGCGACCATCATACTTCTTGGCACCAATGCCTGCTTTGTCTGTTACGATGAATGTGTTCTTATCTAGCCAGCCAAAGATAACTGCCGGGCTACCGTCCCACTTGATCGTTGTTGTGTCATGATGTGACTGAGCCGCATGTGTTAGTGCAGTTAGCGCACGTTGAGCACCTTCAATACCGTTTTCATCAAACATGATATCTTCTGGGTGATCGATTCGAGCTTTTGCTTCGGTGAGCTTACGCTTATGATTTTGTGTTACTTCGAATATTTTCATGGTAATGGATTCGCTCTCAAATACTCGTCATGAGCCTTTGTATATTCTGCGTTTTGTCTTGCAACAAATGCGGCATCACTTTCTGCTGGCGTCTTTGTAACTGCTCGTCTTGCTCTCTCGCCTTCATCGTGTGCCTTGTCAAATAACTCGTCTGTGTTTACAGTTGTACCTGGAGTTGTAGGGGCCGTTGCTTGCTGTTCAAAATTCATACTTTTAATTTTGGCATGTACAGCTCGTGCCCACTCTTTGTAAATCTCAAATGCTTTTGCTCTTGGCGGCTGTTCTGCTACCGCAATCTGCAACCACGCTTTAAATTGTTCTTCAATTAGCTCCTCGGCTTTATTAACTACTGAATTAACTGCCGCAGGGTCAACATCAGAACTATGTCCAGATAGCAATCTTGTTAGTGTTTGATTGCTTACCAACAACGGTGGGCTTGCTAGCATCGCTTGCATTTGTTCTGTAGACAAATTCAAATACTTTTTCTGAATACCAGTTTGTCCTGTAATCATGCTAATCAACACAAGTTCTTCTAAGTTGTCTCTTAGATCAACGTTTGGATTCAATGATCTTAAATCAGGACTTTGTTGTGAGAATAAAACTTTGTCAAGTTGTGCGCTTGCAGTCTTAAAATTTTCTAATGCGTCTGGATCAACTTCTGCTGTTTCAGCGTCCTCTTGTTGGGTTTGGATAAAAATAACTGTAGCGGCTACAATCATTGATATAGCATTTAGTGCAGGCTCAACTTCCATGCCAATAGAAGCACTACCAGTACCACCAAGAATAGCATCAAACAATAATTTAATTTCGTTGTTAGCACCAACATTACTTGACAATACTAAGCGTTCAATGTCAGCACGATTGGATTTAATAGTAGGGCCAACTTGTGCAATATCAACTTGAAGTTGATCAGTAGCCGCAACTTTATCAGCTGCCGCCAGTGTCTGCTGATACATCATTTTTACTGGTAGAGGTACAGAACCAGAATCGATTTGGGCTAGCTGATTACCTAAACGTTGCATAACACGCGGTCTTGTGGTATTTGTAATAGCATCTGCAAACTTACGCAAAGCCGCATTGCTACCACGCAAGGCACGAATGATACCAGTTGGGCCATCGCCGCCGGCCATACTAGTTACTTTAGAAACTAAATTATCTAAGAACCCTTCATCTAATTGACGCTGTAGGTCATTAACTTTCATTGCTCGTTTTCCTTAATTGCTCTTACACCTCGAGCAAACTTAGCAGGGTCGCCATTTTTAATGGCTAGTTGCAATCTTCGTACTAGCTCTTCGGCCTGGTGCGGTGGATAGTTAGTTTGTATAATTTCGACTAGATTGATAACACGGGCAATGGCCTGCGTTGCTAGTCCCTCAACAAGCAAATGCTTGTCTTGCTGTGGTACTAGACCTGTTATTTCTTCTAGGATGCTACGAGTTTGTTTACGCATGATTAATATATTTAGCTAAATAAAGTTAATAGGAGACCCTGAAAATGCAACTTTCACCAAGCGCACAGGATTTGAGAGATTTGGCTAATAAGCTACAAAGGCTCAGCGAATACGATACAAGTGCCGATACGCACGAACCAAACCATGAAATTACTGACAGCGAATTAAGCCGCTTAAAAATTGCACTACGCCCATTGGTTAGTAGCGACATGCAAAGCCGTTTTATGCAAGTTTTAAACAAAATGGTTAGCGGACAGCCTGTAACCTTTGCAGAATCAAAACTTATTACGGCTGCTTTCATTAGCATGGCAGACATTGTTGCAAGCGATAGTTCATTGATTTCTCGTTTACGTGCTGACATTAAAGATTACAATGCGGCTGCTGGTGGTGATAATACCGAAGGCGACGAATACAGTCCAAAATTGAGTACTAGTGATTTTGAAGAACCGGAAGCAGAAGAGCTTCCAGTTAACAATCGCGATTTGAAATAATTAAATTTCACGACTCACAATAGCCCTTAGTGCATCCCTGTTAGAGTTACTAGCAACTGGTGCAGTTAAGGGCTTTTTTGCGACTGCGACACTGTTGTCTCCTTGGTCAGCCCAAGGTGCAGACAGCACATCCAATGGTCCAGCGGGCTTTCCTAATTCAAATCCTTCCCTAGCCTGCGGCTTTTCCCATTTAGTAGATGTAGGAGCACTTGTGTTAATTGGTGTTCCCATTGTGTTGCGCTTGAGCTTGTCATACACATCACCTGGCTTAGTAGTACCACTGCCTTGATCGCCATCCATGTCACTAATACGCAACGTATCGGGATTGAAACTTAGATCAATCTTTTGTCCAACTGCACCAGAACTACGTGTCTTCATAAACTGCAACTGTACCATACAACGTTCACGCATTGTAGGAGTAGAGAAGATACCAAATACGTTATCAGCAGTTTGAATCTTAGACAAACCACCAGCAATCATTGAGTGGTCAAACTCAACGCTTTCAACAGCACTACGGTTCAACTGACTAGCTGTTGCTAATAGCAACTGTTCAGACACAACCAAGTTACGCAATTCTTCTGCTACCAACTTGTCCTTAACGAACATGTCGCTAACGCTAATCTTTTGACTTGCTGGCATCATCAAGTCTAAGTAGTCAACTAAGATAGCATCTACTTTGATCTTACGTTGTGTTTGGAATTCACGCACCCAAGATAAAATGTCGTTTGCAGTAATGCCGTTTGTTAGCTGTACAATTTGCAGTACGCCGGCTTTCTTGCCATTCATACGAACTTTAAGATCAACATCCTCAAGTCGCTTAAACACTTCTCGAGTAGGTGTATCTGTTAGCATAGCATCCATACGCATAGCACACAAGCCCTCACTTAGTTCAAGAGAGAAGTAAACGGTATTCAATCCTGCCATTGACCAGTTTAGTGCTAAGTTTTGCAAGAACAAACTCTTACCTGCACCTGATGCTCCAGCAAAGATGTTTAGTTCTCCGCGGTTAAAGCCGCCATACAACTTATCGTCAAGTGCCTTCCAACCTGTTGTCAACTGTCCGTTATTATTCTTTAATGCGTTTAGTCGAGCAGATGGATCAGCAAAGTAGTCTGTACCAAATGTCTTTGGCAAGCCAACCTGCACTGCATCCTTGATTAGCTTTTCAACTGCGCCATACTGACTCTTATCCAACATATCAGCACTTTGAAGGATAGCCTTCTCTAATGCTTTATGTCTTGCAAAGCCTTCAAACTCTGCCAAGAACCAAGAGCTGTGTTCAACTGCTTGTGTTTCTAAATGAGAAAGTTCAGTGTTGGTTGTTGCCTTGACTTGTGTAACGTCTGGAATGTTTCCGTGTTCATTTACATAAGTCTTGATAAATTCTGCCGCACTTCGCAGTCTGCGGTCAAAGTGATCGGGATCTAACACGTTTTGGCAACGTGCTGCCAGATCCCTGTTACTGACCAAGAAGTCCAAAAATAGTTTTTGTAACTCATAGCCGTATTCTTTTACATCATCTGCCATTATTATCGTTTTCCTTTATGCACACCAGCGGCGTGCTATTAATTTAATCTTCAAGGGGCTGGTCTCAATCGCCGATATCACACTTTGTAGCGTAGCGACTCGCCCAAAGTGTTGTACTGCTTCATTGGCATCCTTGATACCGTCTGGCCAGTCTGGGAACGATACACTCCAACCTAGCTCGGCCGCTTGCATTGCCAACTGTAAGCCAGCCCGATCTCTATCTGGTAACACAACTGGCTCGTTATCAATGTCTTCAATGATCTTTGCTTGTTCAGGACTAATACTGTTAGTCATAATAGCAACACCATCTAAACTTAGCGCATCGTATTCGCCTTCGACTACTAGCGTATATTTTCTTGCTTGGCTTTGCTTGTCTAGGTTAAACACAAAGCTAGCTGGGCGGCTTGCAATAATCTTTGCAGTGCCTTTGGGTACTTCGCCAATCCAACGTGCATTGTAGCCTACTAACTTACCTTCATCAAAGAAAGGTAGGATGGCACGATTGTTCATGCCTTGTATGCTACTGGGACTAGACAACCAATCAGTTAGTTCAAGTACTTTTCTACTGTCTAAGTACTCGGCTGCTTCCAATGTTATGTCTTGTATTTCCCACGGGAATTCAATCTCGGGCCAGTCTGGCTTTTTAAAAGGTTCGTGTACTGTGTTCTCATCGTCGTCGACTACTTGATCCCACAGCTGGATCTTAAGGCGTTGGATTTCACCTTCGTCAATGCCAATGGCCCGCATAAACTTAATCAGCTTAATGCCGAGCCGTTGGCCAGGTCTCCAACCTGTAGTGTAGCCGCAGTTAAAGCAATGGTAGCCCACACGGTCTTCTTCAAACTTAATGCCACCACGATGTTTGGTGTCTGGTCGTGCCTGTCCATTTTGGACACACACTGGGCAGTTCATAGTTAACCAGCCGTTGGTGTTGCGCTTTAACGCAGGTAGGTGGGCTTGTAATGTAGATTCAACTATGCTCATATAGAGCTAGTTTACACTCTTACCAGAACTTTGTCAAGGGTGCCTGCGTTCGAAAGACTATCTTGCTTTACAATACGCAACCAACGAACACCAGCGTAGAAGTTGTAAGGATCGATGCCGGTGTAACCATTTAAGTCTAAATTATGAGTTTCATAGTCTTGTGGCTTTAGGTTGCCCCATAGTGTAGATCCAGTGACTGCTTCGTCTAGTGTGCCTTGAACGACAACGCGGCCTGTCCAGTTGCTGCCGTACAATGCCACTGTGAAAAGACTGGTATCTTTTCTGTAGAACTGTGGGCCGTTAAACGCACTAGATACTATCAATCCACCAACGTCTGTCCAAGTTGTAACTTCTTGGGTAACACGGCTTGTTGGTACAACTGCATCCTTAACTTCAACATCAAACGCACCTTGTTGGGCACGATTCCAAGTTAGGGCGGTTTCTAAGCCATTGGCATCAACAAAGGTAGCACCCAAAGAATAAATGCCAACCGGTAGTGTCATTAGGTCACGTGCGAAAACGGTCAAACGAGCTTGCCCATTTTCTTCTACTGTTGCCATAGCACGGCGACGGAAAATAGTAGTGCCAGTGGTTCTGTCCCACATTGTAACAGTAAGCTCGCGGCGTAGTAAACTAACAGGGCGACGATCTGTACCTGTAATTGTAAGATCTAAGATGTTATCAACACCTTTAAACCATACAATACGTTGGTCGGTATAGCTTGGTGCGTGACGAGTAGCACTTGGGCCAGTGCCGGCGCCAGAGTAGTTTAATGATGCTGTTGGAATACTTGAGTTTAATGTGGCCATGCTCTTATTTAGCGATTAGACTACCAATTTCTAAAATGCTAAGTAAAGCTGATGGACAACAAAGTTAAAGAATTTCTAGAGCGTTTCCCGTTTATGAGCTTGGTTCGTTACGGTGAAAACGAGTTAGTTGGTATTATACAAAACAGTGACAACGTGGTTGTTACAATGTACGTCTACAACCTACTAAAAGATGATGCTGATAAAGTTGCTTTCATCGAACAAGGGGAAGAATGGTGGTGGGGTTCTAACCGCTTGATCCCTATTAACATTGTTCTCAAAGAACAAATGCGCCAATTTACATACGCCCTAAAAACTTATAGCACAAAGGATTTTGAAGTGCTATATGGCCACCAAACCAGTCTTGCTAACGTGATAACAAAACGCACCAAACGACGTCAAATCAGTTTGGTGCGTAAAATGCGTTAATCTAGATTAATGTAATCTGTAGCTAGATTACTATCAATCCAAAGTTTATCTGTGCCTTGATATTTTGCAATACTTCTATCAAGCAAGTCAACGTATTGATTCACTTGTTGCGCTGTTGTGAGTTTATCTCGCCATATAAACAAAATTTTTCTAGCTGTTGGTCTCCAAGTACTTGCATGTTTTGTTCTTAGATTGTTCCATGCATAGGAATTTGTGTCCTCTAATTTTGGTAACGGCACATATCCATTGCTGTGTTGTTTAATAGGATCAGTAAGTAGACTTAGCGTTTCTGATATATTAGAGTCAAACAATTTTATACGCATTGCCAATGGCATATCTATCATGCTTGTATGATCCCTATGTGCTGGGACTCTATTTGCGCTCGACCACATGTTCCATCGAAAATTTTTTTGCCCAACCCAAGGCATCAGGTCGTGTATTTGCTCAAAAATTTCAGGAAACTCTGTATAGATAGATTCTACAATGTTTCGTGTCCAAACCGGTGACCACGAATTTACATTGCTGTCAATTGACAAGTAAGTAGATTTTGTTGCATTAAATGTACCCGAACTCAAATCTTCAACTTGCTTACCAGCATGCTTTCCATTCTGGAAAAAGAAAACAACAAACTTTTGCAAATCGTGTATCTGTATCTTTGGGATATCGTATGGTACGAACAGATATTTGCCGTATGTTTTTTCGAGCTCAGTATAAAGAGTTTTAACTTCAGGAAGTTTACTTAACTCGTGATTTCGTAGTTCAGTTAAATTTTCTTTGGTTTCAACAATGACGCCACCTTCTTTGCGCTCGACATTTTGTGCAGTGTATGTTGCTTGATTAATTTCAGTGCTCATGCAAATATTTATGAGCAGTTATGACCCAAGTTGCTCGCAAATTAAATTCATTTGAGCAACAATGGCAACTGCATAAGCAATTGCATGTGCCTTCTTAAAGTAGTACTCACCGTTCTCGGGCTTGGTCCAAACTTCCTTCAGAATCATATTCCATGATTTCCCAATCAGATAACGTTTGGCCGGGCGTATCATGGCAAGGACGGCAGCTAATTGTTCCACGGAAGTAGGGCAAGTCTTCTTCAGAACATCCCCATGCCCGTTCAAATGAAATAACAGATTTACAAAGTCTTCTTGCTGTAGTAGATCCCATAATGGCTCCTGGTTGGCTAGTTGATCTAAATGCTCTTTGCTTTTAACGCCTTGGTACAAACTTACATTCAGTAAGTCTACTTTAAAAAATCCCAGTTCTTCTGCTTGTTGATAATCAAGGTCGCACCATCCTGTAAAAGGATTTGTAGGTACAGGGTGAAAATACACACCAGTTTTGTGCTTTTGTCTATTGCCGTTTGGCAACCGAATCATTGCCGGAACGTGGTCTAGTAGTTTTAGTACTTGTTCTCGATCTGCAAAGTCAATGTCTACGTCAGGTAAGTTCATTATTTCTTTTTAAGATTTGTTTTAACAATGTTTAGTAGATCTTCTTGCTGTTGTTTAATAGCAAGTACTTCGTGTGTCATTTCTTCTAGTCTAGACAATACAATTTCAAGTCGCGCTTCTAGCTTTGCGTAGCGAGCGCCTGCGTCATCAGCGTGTTGATCCACAATGCCTGATTTTCGTTTTGTTTTATTTTGTTTATCCACCATTTAGTATCCACATGCTTGGTAATTGTATCAATTTGTCCCGGTTCCATTTTATCCAACAACTGTTGTGCGGCTTCAGCTGAGTATATGATCCAAGGACTAATACGTCCCATTGTTATCATATTCATTGCTGTTGCTGGTGCAACTTTGTTAAAAAAATCTTGCCATCTATTGTTTGTACGCTCTCCCCAGTCGACCATTGCTAGGATAGTGCGTTCTAATGCACGTTCTGAAGTTTCCTTCTTGGCAGCTTCTTGTACATATAGTTGGTAAGTTCCTGGCTTTGTCCAATCACTTAATCGAACGCTCATTTTAAAAAGCCAGTTTGTAAACTTTTCGCTTTCTAAAGGACGCAACTCAATCAAGTAGTTAGCAAATTTTACAAATCCAATATAGTCTGCGCTCCTTATGAAATCGTCAATTGTCTTTTCTTTCTTTGTATTGGGGCTTACATATTTCATAAAGTCCAACCATACGCTAAAAGCAATACGACTTTCAGGTTCATCCTTGTTCATCCATCTGCGTTTGCGTTCACACATGTGGCTACTTAAGGTGCGCTCACGTGTAAATGCCTTTCCGCAGAAGCGACATTGGTAATCCTGTACCATTATTTAAACAAATCCTTAAGATCTTTATTACCCATGTTTTTGGCAACTGCTATATCCTCTAACACATCATTGCCGTTTAGAGTACGGAACAACTCAATCTCATCATCGTCCATTGAAGGGAACTGTTCGATCAACCAAGCTGTCAGCTTGTCCTTCTTGGCACCTTTGGGTGGGATGAACTCGTGGCGCATCTTATGGCCAATGCCACATAGTGCAAGAGTACGCCAACGCATCTCATCGTGACTGCTGCCTACTGCAATGTAATCTAGATTGCTTAGATCATTGACTGTTGTCAGGTAATACTCTTGCAAGTCCTGTGTGCCTTGAACTTGACTGCCCCAACGTTGTGCCATGTATGTACTAAGCGACTTCAACTCGTCTGGTTCCAGCTTGCTGTAATAGTCGCCGCGGCGCAGATCAACTGCTGCCATAACTTGGTCAATGGGCAGTTGATATTTTGCTGTTGCAGGAGCTTTCTTTTTAGTAGCCATGCTAGTATTTTAAAACCAAATTTTGTTTAAGTCAAGCACTTCTGGAATTTTGTTTGTTTCTTTGACAAAGAACGCACACATGGGTTCGTTGCCTTTTTCAAGTGGCACTGCTAACAAGTGACCAAACTTTAACTTGGGCACATACCACTTTACTTCTTGGTAAATGTTAACTACTTCAACTCGTTGCCATTCTGGTTTGTATCCATTGATAGGATTAAACACAAACGTAGAGAAGCCACGATCGTTAATACTCATTACATTAACAACTTCTGGCTCGCCATGATCTGGTTCGCCAATAACCAATGACCAATCCAATGGTACTTTTACTTCTGTCTTACCAATACGTAGTACTGCGGCTGGGCAAGAGAAACTTTCTAAGAATACCAATGGTACAAAAATATAATCTACTTCGTTTGGATTTGAATAATCCAATACTCCATAACGCAAGTCTTCATCAATCTCTTCGGGTAGACGATCTAAGTCGTATGACCGATTGTCGACTGTTAAAATGTTCATTTGTAAGTAACCTTTTCTGTTTGGTATGGATAATTTGCTTCGGTGTAAAATTTCTTCCTCGTAGTGAGGTGACGCTTGGCAAACTTGGCTGTGGATGTTATGTCCCAAATTTGCACAAAGTCTTTGTCTTGTGCTTTTCTTATACCCCGGCCAATGCTCTGGATAACTCTAACAAACGACTTGCCAGGTTCCACGAGAACCAAGTTAAAGATCCTAGGAATATTAATACCAACAGCCGCGACACCATATGTCGCAACGATAATTTTGTTATCGCTTGTAGTGATTTCGTCATACTCATCTTTCCTGTCTTTTGATTTCATTGCACCCGATACAAATACACTGTCGGGTAATCTTTCTACCAGCATCTTGCCAGTAGCAATACGATCAACAAGAATAAGCGTGTTGCCGGCTAAACTGATCGTTTCAAGTGTTTTGGCCAGGTGATCTAATCGCTTTTCATTTGACGTTAGGTACGTCAATTCTTCTTGGTATGTTTTGTACTCTACCTTGTCATCAAACTGTAGTACCTTAACGTGGCAGTTAGATAACACACCCATATCTTGCAGTTCGCTTGCAGGTAGTCTGTGCAGTACTTCGCCCAATGATGCAATAAGGCTAACATACTCATGTTCTTCTTTGGGAACAGTTCCTGTCAATCCCCAACGAATTGGTATGTGTGCAAATGTGCTTGTTAGCAAGGTACGCAACACATCTGCTTTTGCCATGTGAACTTCGTCGACAATGACTGCAATCAAGTCGTCAGTGACAGCTTCAACTCCAATGGCACTTGTGCCTTCTTTGTTCTTTTTAATAAGACTGTTGATACTTTGCCATGTTGCAATGGTATGTGTGTGTCCAAGGTCTTTCTCATCACCAAAGTACACACCAACATCTAATCCCATGTTAACATAGTCAGCATGTGTTTGACGTACCAGGTCCTTGTTGGGTACAATAACAAGTGTTCGACCAAACGGCTCGCATGTTAAACTCAGTGCCGCTGTCATTAGTGTCTTACCTGCACCTGTGGCAATCTCTTGTACGCCTTGCGGGTTGGCAAGATAACGATTGATACACGCTACTTGATAGTCACGAATCTTGATAGGCTGACCTTCTGCTGGGTGTCCTTTGGGCCAACAGATATGACTAAACGTATCTTCGGTAACTTCAGCAAACTTGATGTTCCAGTTGGGCCGTTTGTCATCGATCTCAATTTGCCAACCTTCCTCATCAAGGATAGGTAGTACTCTATCTAGCAAGTTTAGATAAGTGGCACCTGCTGTTGTAAAGAAACCAATCTTGCCATCCCACCTACCTAAGCGGAAAGCTGGTACGTGATATGCATGCGGTAGCATGTATTTTAATTTGGTTTCGCATTTGCGACGAGTGCTTGGATCAAGATCATGGAACTTGATATTGACTTCGTCTTTAATTTCTAATCTGGTTATTCCGGGCATTTATTATTATAGCACTTTAGTAGGTTTATGTCTATTCATTAGCAAGATACTTATAGTAAAAACCATGATTTTAGAAAGGCAATTTTGCCATAATGCAGAAAAAAGAACAGACTCCGAAGAGTCTGTTCCATCGACATCCATCCACGCAAATAGTCAGCTGTCGATAAACTATTAACCTCCGTGTTTCAGGAGATATCGGTTAGAGATGGCCTTAAACGAAACAGGCCGTTCATGACACTTAAACACCACGCCTTCGCGTTCGCAACCAATCATGCCCATTACACTCTTGCCTTCGGCAAACTTTAACACTTGATCCATGTTAGTGAGGCCAAGTGTATCAGTTAGGTTGGCAGAGTATGCAAGTACTGGACAGTGATTCAGGCCATGTTCTGCAACAAATGCCTTACGTTCAGCTGGAGTGAAGTAACAGCCTGCATCAATGTCGTAAATGTCGTACACAAGGAAATCTTGATCACGCATTTGGTAAATGTTGCCTTGAATGCCGTTGCCTACAATTTCACCTTGGATAGCAATGTTACGACCGATGCCAATCAACTTAGCAGGCAGGTTGTACTTGTTTGCGGCACGCCATAGTGAGTTATCTGCGTTAGGCTTGAGGTCAAGGTTACGCGAACACACACCTACTTCACCATCACGCATGTACACTGTCATTGACGAGCCTTCTAGCTTTTCGGTAACTTCCCAATGTGAGCCATCGACCAGCCATTCTGCAAGTTCGACCTTTAAGTTTTGAACACGTTCTTGATCAGTCTTGGGAATAACTGATGGGAACATACCCTTAACTTCACCAGCCAACTCTGCAGGCACAGGTGCTTCGTACTTGACAATACCAAGCAGGTCAGACACATCATTACCTGGGAAGAAGAATTCACCCAATTCCTGCCCTTCATCAAACTTGCTATCTTCAAATTTCTCTAAGGCCACAGATATTGGAATTAACAGGCCTTGGCTCAATTGACCACGCAACTTCATAGTTCGCAAACGTTCGCCTTCAACACCTTCAAAAGTCTTTGCATAGTGGCCGGGCTTGGTCAAGAACGGAGCAACGGCTGTGGGAATGAAGCTATCAATTTCGCAATACACTGCAAGATCACCTGCTGAGTATTCGCCCTTCTTGACTACCACTGTCCATCCACCTACAATGGCGCACTCAATTGCATCTGCACCTTCAATGGGTCGCAGTGCATCAATCTTTCTAATGGTTGCCATCTTTCTCATAATATATTCCTTAAGCAAAAAGTTGTTGTGGTACAGAGCCAAACAACGAATACAGTGTTCTACTCGGAGTAGAAGCAACTGCCAGTTTCATATTCTTCTTGGCCGCTTGCTTTTTATAATAGTCACGTGCAATCCTATTACGAACTGCACCGCGACTGTTGTTGCAAGCAAAGCATGCCGCTACTAAGTTTGAAGCCGCCTCAATCTTTTTATTACGGGGGCTTGCCCACTTGTCAAGCAGATGTTCTAGTGTTGCATGTTGCGGTGACTTTCTATCTTGATTCATTTCACAACTGCAATAATAACACCTGTTACCTTGCTTTTGAACTAATGCTAAAAGAGTCATAACGGTTCCTTGACAAGCAGGACTTATTGACATTGCCTGTTTTGGTAACTTACTCGCCGCGCTTCATTACGGTAGTTTCTGCCAGGCGCTTCCACTTGTCATTGCCTGCACCGCACATCTTCTTCAAGTCTGCAATCTTAATAACAGTACGCAGGCTCAGTTCACGCAAACGGTCCTTGTTAGCATCCACGTACTCGTACAGTTCTTGCTTGGCGCCTTCTTCGAACTCGTAGTGGTCCAGCATACCGTCCATCATAATTTGCTTGATACGCAACATCTTGTCACGAGTAGTGTCCAGTGTCAAGTCCAGGTAGTGACAACGGCTTTCCAATGCACCCAAGTGATCCTTGAGCTTTGCAGAACGCACGTTCTCAAACTTGATGTTGGTGATAAAGATTGCACTGCCTTTAAACTCAAAGCGATCCGGCACACCTTCTTGACGCAACATACGGCTATCTGTGTTCCAGCAAATTGTACGCTTCTTAGAACTGTCCAATGCGGCTTTCAGAATGTTTAGCGACAGTTCGTCAAGCAACACACTGTCACAGTCGTCAAACACCAGCACGTTACCTGCATCGCTATAATTGTAGAGCTTGCAGTACAGTCCAATGGCGCTCATTGCACCTTTAACAATCTCGTAACGAATACGAGTGCCACCAATTTTGTCAAACATGGCGCTCTTGTCAAGCACCTTCTCAACACCAAAGCTCTTACCCACGCCAGGAGGGCCAACAACAATCATAGCACGAACTGAGCCATCTACTGCGCCTTCTGTCATTTCTTCCAAAATGTCAAAACGCTCACGGATGCGTTCAATTGCTTGCTCGTCTGTTTCTTGCACTTTGGGTTCCTTGCGTTTGGGAGTATCAAAGTTACCTTCAACACTGGTTGCACAATCTGCGGCAGTAGCAGGAATAACATCTTGCATAGATGCTACTTTAATACGGACTTCATCAGGCATGTTGGGGAACTCGCCGTTATTTTTAACGGTCACGTATCCGCCTTTGGTGCCTTCTTTGAAGTCTGCTACGAGTTGGAAAGTACGGCCTGTAACGTCAAAGTTACGATAAGAGCCTTTTGCGATAGTAATGTATGCTGACATTTGGGTTCCTTTGCGTGGATGTTTAACTTACTACAATATCTATTATACTGTCAGTTGGCTCAAAGAGCAACCGTTTTTTGCACTTTTTTCTTGGGTTTCCAGCACTTGTTGCGTAAAAACAACACCGCCCAAGCCCAGTTGGTACGTTTCTGCGACAGCTTTGATGTAAAATTGCATGATTTTACCAGTTTTTGTAATCAATGTGTACTGCATGATGTCCTTTTTGCTGTCTATGCATGTATTATACAACGATCTGGACCAGACGTCAACCACTTTTTGGGAATACCAAAGTAAATTTTAGGGGAATACCAAAGTAAATTTTTGTTGTTTTTAAGCCACAAAAAAAGGTAATACGAAAGTACTACCTTTGATTGCTTATTTTTTAAGCAGATTAGCGAAGTTCTGCGTCTTCCATGCCAGCTACCCGCAATTTTACGACATTAGAAAGTTGCCATTGCTTGATGTCAAGTGCTTTAGTAAGACCTAAAAACTTATTACGAACAAGTGCAAACTCATTCACGATAGCATCCATGTCACATACTTCTGGTTCACCGTCTACATATTTTTCTGCGTCGCGACTTGTTAAGGCACGATTGTAATGTTCTGTAAATTGACGGAACTTGGCACTGCGAATCTTGCGAAGTTGGATATTAAGTTGTTCCAGTATAGCTTCAATTTCTTGTAGCTGATTGAATCTGTATTCTACAATGCCTGGCATTTCGCGGCTGGCTTTTTCTAAACTACCAACTAGCTTTAATTCCATGCGGCCTTGAACGAGTTCGTTTTCAAACCACTCAATGCAATCAGGAAGGCAACTGAGGTCTGCAACAACCTTCCTATACCAAGTACTCATTAATAGTCCTCGTCTTCGTTTTCTAGTTCTTCTTCTTCAATGTCACCAAGGATTTCTGCAAACGCACCGTCAAGTGCAGAGTCAGATCCTTTAGCATCTTCTTGTGCTTGTTCTAAGTTGACAAAGTCTTCTGATGCTCGCAAATATGCCAGTGCGGCATCTGGGCGTTCTTTCTTGTCAATGTATGGTTTAACTGCTAACCACATCTCGACTAGCATTTCTCCCGATGTATCACTCATTGTATTTTTCTCCATATATCCACCTTAGGTGGTCAGCGATACTTAGCTGACTTTTGTTTGTTGTGTTGCCATTTTAGACAAATACTCTTCGCTTTCAATCCACTTGTTGTTGACAAGGAATCCCCACTTGCGTATTTGTTTGCCTGGCATGAATAATGTCCAAGGCGTTACGCCAGGAGCAAGCTCAATACGATGATAGCTGTTAGCGCCACATATACGAAAATGGCCGGGTCCTCTCCATTTACGTACTTCACACGATTTACTACCATCTGCGTTAAATTGTGGAATCCATTCATAGTAGCCGCCTTTAAGGATTAAAGTAGCGTAAGGCCATGGATGATCATGCACGTCATCGGGATCTGATTTAAGGAACTTGTGTAAAAACACATTAAATGGAAACCTTGTTCTGTCTTTAAGGAAAACATAATATCTTTCTAGTAGTGGTTCATCTGCACGACGATCCATGATCACACGGTGTCGTCCTAATCGTTGCATAAGTTTTTTAATCATTAAAATCCCCATTGTTGACTCTTGGCCATAGTCAAAGGAAATTCTGTGTACCTTAATGGTTGCGGAGCTGTTTTAATTTTATGATCCCATGCCAACGTCCATTCTTCAACTTCTGGTCTAACAGTTGTTAGCCACGGGATACCAAGTTTGCATATTTCTTGCTTTACATAACGTAACATACAAACCGGGTGATGATGAGTATCAGTATATACTTCTTTTGGGTTGGAAGCAGACCAAGCCACTTGCAAAGTAACCGGAGGCGGATAACCTAATACCTCTAAGATTGGCTTACAGTCAAATCTTGGATTAAATGTATCAATTGCTTTATTGACTCTATCTCTTACATTGCTCAGTAGAGGATCATCTTTTGTATCACCGGCAAATGGGTCGTTGCCAGAATAATATGGCTCTATCCAATGCATGTTGAAATTTGTTTGCGTGATACCTAAGTTTTTAAGTGCCAATTGTGTTGCATTGATTAATGCACAGTCTCTGAGAGTATAAAACTCAACGTCTGCATATTTTTCAACCCAATCTTGCGAATATGATTGTTGATTAAAAATATTACCCGGGAGTATCCAACGGCCATCAACTAATCTATCCTCTCTTGCAAACGTAGACCAGGAGATGAATGCATGGTCTCCTGTTTTTAGTAAGCCACTGGCTATTGCATGCTGTATCTGGATTGCAATAAACAAATTGCCCGAACCCGGCATACCCCAATTGTCAGTTTCAAATCCTTCTAGCTCGGCCTGTTCAAGTACAATGTCTGCCCAAGTAGGCCAATGATACTTGGTAAAGCTACAGCCAAATGTCATTATTTTCATATTATTTTTCTTCAGCAAATGCGTTTAGGATGAGGTATACGCCATCATTACTTCGTTGTATGCTAACGTCTTTGCTAAAGCCAGCGTAGTGGAATACGCCTTGTTCAACTTTACGAAAGCAGTCGATCATGATTTCTGGATCACCCATGACATCAGCATGGATCATTTCCGCTTCATACAACACTTGCAGTTGTTCGATTAGATCTTTAATAAGCATAACACATTATAGCAGGATTTACTGTCAAGGCCAATGGGGAGTTTCGCCAAGTAAGACTCGAATGGATTGAAACTCTTTCCACGCATCTCGATACATTGGGTTTTCGTGTAGCAATTCTAGATGACGTTCTTTGTTGTCAATAAAGAATTGTGTTACATCGCTTGGGCCGCCTGTGTATCCGCTTGAGGTTCGAGCTGTATATTTGCGATTGGCAAAATCTATTGCATGGTGTATGTCAGCTTCCATACGTTCCAATCTTTCAATTGTACGCTCGTCAAGCTCAACCTGATAAACTTGCTCTTCTCTTGCAACATAACGTTCAGACCAGTCGATCCGGCCGTCTTCTCGATCGCTGGACCAATTCATATAACCAGGATCTTCCCAACGGCGCAAGGTGTGCCGACCTGTGATCTTTACACCTTGCCGTCTCAACCATTTTTCATGGTCAAGTGCCATTTATTCCTCGACTACTTCAGGAGCTTCTGCAGGAACACTCTTGTCAAAGATGTGTGGGTTAGCAGTAATGTCAGCCATTACACGATCCAAACATCCATCATCGTTGCGTTCCCAACCTTTGCGGAACTTCTTGATAATCTCACCATCAGCTGTTGTGTAAAGCAAGCTATTGCCTTCCTTCTTCAACATACCTTTGCCTTCGATCAAGTCAGTCAAACCGCTGTATGGGTTCATACCTGTTTCATAAGGAATCTTAACTTGCACACTTTCAAAAGGTTTGGCATAACGTGTTTTCATGATTTTACATGCGGCACGAATACCTTTAACTTCTGAAACTTTGTTACCGTCTTCGTCTTCCTTCAACTTCAACTTACGCATAGCAACTACAATAGAAGATGCATAGATAAAGCCTTGACCACCGGAGATCTTGTCATCTGGATCAAACATGTCCTGGCTTGCGTATGTGTGGTTAGTTGCCACTAGACCCAAGTTCAAGTCACCAAACATGTTTACACAGTTACGAACAAGTGCTGTTAGTGCCTTAGGCTTACGACCCATGTCACCTTTCATGTCACCTGCGTTAAACTGGTTAACGTCTGTTGGAGTCAACAGCATACCTAAAGAGTCAAGTACAAACAAGACCTTTGGACGGCTGTCTTCTGGCATGGCTTTGTATTGTGTAACGAATTCGCTAATCATCTTGGCAACGTCGTCAATCATGGCCATGTTGAGTTTTAGCAACTTGTCTTCGGCGGTATCAACGCCTAAGGCGTGCAACCACTTTTCATCCAATGCGTTTTCTGTGTCGATTAGAATTGGAAAGATGCCTTGCTTTTGTGCATTAGCAACCAAGTTGCCAGAACAAATAAAGGACTTACCAGCACCAGATTCGCCAGCGAACACAGTAACCTTGCCCATTGGAATACCACGAGTAAAGTCGCCACTGATCAAATAGTTTAGTGCATAGTTGTTAGTAGAGACCCAATCAGTTGGGTCGTTAAAGCCTACAGATAGGCCTTCAATTGATTTCGTAATACTTTTACGAAACTTTGATACGTCAAATGCTTTTGCCATTATATTCCTTGTAGATGAAGTGGGAGAGCATCATGCTCTCCCGTGTGTCAATTAGGCTTGACGGCTACGAATCATCTTAAGGATGTCGTCAACACTTGGCTTTGCGCCAGCTTCGGCTGCTGGTGCTGCCGCTTGTGCAACTGGTGCTGGTGCTGCCGCTTGTGCAACTGGTGCAACTGGTGCTGGTGCTGCCGCTTGTGCAACTGGTGCAACTGGTGCCGGACGAGCCGCAGGAGCTGCCTTAGGTGCTGGAGTATCCTCATCTGCCTCACCAGCTGGTGCGTTGGCAATCTGCACGCCACTTGGACGATAGAACTTGCCCCACTGCTCTGGGTCGTACAACTTGCCTTCAACTGACGCTTCGAACATTTCAAAGATTGCTCTTTGTTCGTCGATGCCGGGACGCTTTGGCATAAAGTCGTTCAAGTTGAACAAGCCGTGTGTAGCAATTGCTTGCAGTTCTTCTTCGTTCAAGCCACGCTCTTTACGAGCCCAACCAGAAGTAGAGTAGTCAGCATAACCACCTTTTTGTGTCTTGTTAAGACGGAAGTCTGTACCTGCTTGGTAGTCAGTTGGAATATTTTCCATGTCTGGATCCATCAACGCTTGCTTGATAAGCGTAAAGATTTGTGGACTGATCACAAAGCGACGGATTGGATTTTCTGGAACGCTGTCTTCTTCCATTGGGCTGTTTACAACAAAGCCTTGGAAAACGTAAGAACGCTTCTTCCAGTATGTGCGGCCAAGTGCTTCCATGTTAGGATCTTTGAACCATGGGCGGATAGTAGCATGTACTGGACATGTTTCGCCCCACATTTCAACGCAAGGTACTTGTACAAATACTTTTTTGTTTTCGTCTTGACCAGCGACACCAGCGAATGGGATCTTGATCATCTGACGTTCACGCCAAAAGAATGTGTTTGTTTCGTCTGCGTCTGGGAGGAATCGAAGTGAGGCCGAAGTGCCTTCGGGGATGTTCCAGTGTGCGTAAATGGAATTGTCTCCACCACCTTGTTTAGTACCACTAGATTTTTGTGCTTGCTCTGCTAGTCGAGCGCGGATTTCTGCTAATGTTGCCATAATGTTTTACCTTTAATGAGTTAAGTTTGAGTGTTAAGCCCTATAGCGGACTAAAACAACACATGCGTTTTCTTTGTGCATGTGTTGTAGTATACTTATGATCTAGAATTAAAGCAAGAGGCTTTTTCGCCTTATTTCGGACAAATTAGCCGAAAAGGCGATTTAAGGAAGATTCAAGGTCGGCAACTGCTTCAGACACCATATCATTAGGTTGTAGTGGTGCTGAACCTGGCTCGTTGGCTGGTAGTTGGTATTCGGTAATGCCACTTAGGTCGCCTGTACGTGCGGCACGTTCCATCATGCGCTTCAACATGATCACTTCGCTTTTGCCACGGCTGCGAATGTTGTTTACTTGATCTGTTTCTTCTAGACGCTTGCTCCAGCGTAGTAGTTCCATAATGTCCTTACGACGACGAGAGATTTCAACAATCTTAGTGCCAAGTTCGTCCCAAGGTTTGCCGCCAGACTCAACGTGTAAAGCCATAACACGAGCACCTAACAAGTGGTTGTATGGGAAACGGAAACGCTCGCCATCTTTTTCCACAAATAGAGCTTGAATGTTTCGGCTACGTGCGCCTGGCTTTTCCTCAGTTACTGACTTGGTGTGAGCCAAACGAATCTGTGTGCTACCTAATGGATGGTAGCTGATCTTTAAACTGTTACGACCTTCTGTAACTGTTTCTGTGCGGTGAGCCATTTTCTTTGGTTCAATGTCGCCTTCGTAACTACGGATAGTTGTGCCGTACAAGTAACGTCTGGCAACTGCTTGGATGCGCGGTTTGAATTCAGTTTTGAACCACTCTACGTCAGTGGTACTTGGATCATACCATACTTCAACGTCAGTGTTGTCGTAGTTGACCATAACCATAATGTTTTGGTCTGGCACATATTGATAAACTGCTTGCTCTTGGTCAAGAGTGCCTTTACCATCTGTATCTTTAAATGTAGAATTGTGGCTTACCCCTGCTACTGTAGCGGCTAGTTCTTTGGTTAGTTGTTCTCTTGTAGGCATAGTCTTATTTAGTTATAGGAAGCCAATTGGCATTGGTCTTAATACTTCATCTGTACCTGCATTTACAAGCCTGTCATACGTGCCAGTATCCCAGGTCATAACAACTTCTGTCATACGTAGCACTAAAATAGTTGCCATAACTAGGTCGTCTGTTTCGCCTTCTTTGGCTGCAAAACTTGCACCACGGGCAATAAAGTTCTTTAGCTCACGTAGCAAGTTATGACTGTAAATTGTCATCTTGTCGCTTTCGACATAGTTCTTTAAACGCATGCAAGCTGTAATTTTAGTCTTGTGTGTAGTGTTAAAGCCTCTGCGTCCGCGACTTTGGCCGGCACGACGAATTTCCTGTACAAATGTACCCGGGATGTGTTCTTCCCCAAATTCTCGAATACTAATTAAGGCTGCTTCGCCAATGGTGTTGTTTTCAACTGACCAGTATAGTTCCACGTTGCCTTTGGTCTCATCTTGCATCCACTTTAGAATAGAAACAAGTGTGCGAAGCTGTCCTTGGATATCAGTTTTGTTATGTTGCCATTCGGCTACTTGTTCTAGCTCCGGTAGCTTAAACACTTGAATAGCCGCAGGGTCTCCGCCTGTGCCTAAACTTGGATCCCATCCAATAACGTATGCGCTTTGCTGTTGTGGATACTTGTAAATACGGACTTGGCCCATTTTGCCATTTGGATCTTTGCTTTCCATTGTAATCAACTTCATCGAGTTGACTAGCGTTTCGTCAGCAATAACGAATTCACATTCGTGTTCGCGTAGGAATCGTTCTTCGCCGATCTTTACACGTTCTGTTGCGGCCCATGCTTCATCACGATCTGGGTGGGCGCTCCAGATAAACTTAATACTTGCGAAACCGTTGCGGCCTAGCTTTTGCGGATTACCATACTCATCAATGTTCTTGGTAGCATCTTTCCAAATACGAGCAAACTGGTCATCGTCTTGGTTAGGCGTAGAAGTGATAATACACTTACCACCAGTTGACAATGTAGGAGAGATAGAAGTCCAGAACTCGCTAGCAATACGCGGCTTGACGAATGCAAACTCGTCACAATAAATTAGGGACAATGACATACCACGAGCAGTTGTTTCTGTTGTGGTAGTTGAGATAATACGGCTACCGTTGTCAAAGTCAATGCTACCTTTGTTATAACTTGTAGCGCCAGCTTTTAAAAATTCAGGAAGTGTTTCGTATGTGTAACGAACACGTTGCATAATTTCTTGTGCGCCAGCAAACTTGTGTGCGGCAATAAGAATAGTTTGATCTGCCATGAACATAGCACGCCATACCAAGTATGCGGCTGCACATGCAGTCTTGCCCATTTGACGACCCAGCATGTTAATACTATAGCGATTCTCATGGTAACACATAATGAGTTCGCGCTGATAATCAAACAGTTTAAATTTTACTTTACCTTTAGTAGGGTGCTGTACCCAACAATAGTTGTCAATGAAGTATACTGGATCAGTAGCACAGATGGCAAGTTCACGGACATGTTCGTCCGTGAACTTCTCTACTTTGAAAGGTGTCTTTACAAAAGTATTTTCGGTTGGCACAAGGGCCTCCTAATTACTTCTTGCGGCTGATAGACTCAGCAACAAACTTTCGGTATTCACCCATTGCGTCTTGGAATTTCTGCTCTACAGTAGATTCTTCTAGACCCATTGGATTTTCACCTTGGTTGTTAGCACGGTTTGCACCGTATGCTTTATTACCTGCACCGTCACCTTTACCGCTTGGTAAAGAATCAAACTCAGTTGGCTCGTTCATTGAAGTGCCTTCTGGGCTGTTCATTAGTTTGCTTTCAGCAAAACCAGATAGCTTCATAATGCGACCTAGTTCGTCTGTGTATGCTTCACCTTCGTATACGCCTTGGCCAAATACAGAGTTAGTTGCAGGAGCTTCTTCCTTAACTTCTTTGTCTTTGTCTGCCCAGTCTGGTACACCGTCACCATCAGCATCTGGCTTCTTGTTGTCGTCTTTGTCGTCAGCTTTATCTTCGGCTGTCTTGTCACCGTTCTTCTTAGCAATCATTTTTGCAAATGCGGCTTTTTGTGCGGCGCTTTGTGCTTCGTTAGTTACACCAGCTAATTGAAGAATACGTGCTGTTTCTTCGTCTAGTTCTTCTGACTCGCCAACTTCTTTCTTAGCGGCTTCGTCGTCGGCCTTTTTACGAGCTTCTTCTTCGGCATCAGTTTCTGTACCGCCATATACACCAGAACCTGCTTGGTGTGTTAAGCCAGTTGCAGTTTGCGTTACTTTACCACCTTTAGAAGTGTATGACGTATCGCCTACTGCTTCTTCAACATCGTCTTCCTCTTCAGATTCTTCCTCTTCAGATTCGCCGCCTTGTTCTGCTTCGTGATCAGCCATGTCATGGTCGCCATCGCCATCAACATCGCCTGGTACATCGTCTGCTGCCACTGTAGGTTCTGCACCAACATACATAACTGCTGGCTCTTCAGCACCTGGCATTTCGCCTGGCATCTCAGCAGGCCCGTCGGCCGCAACGCCACCAACTTGAATACCTGCTAGTTTTAAGATGTTTGCAATTTCATCGGCGCTGTCTGTTGTAACGCTAATGTTCTTACCCGGCATGTTAATGGTAACAGTCATTGGGCCTTCGCCTTCAGGAGTCTGACCAGTTACACCAGCCATATCATCCCAGCATTCACCAATGCCTTCTTTGGCAATACGGATGCTTTCATTTACTTGTTTCTTAGTCATTATTTTTCTCCCTTGCCTGGAACAGCAATGTTATTTTGTTTTGTACCGATTGGGCTAGTCTTGCCATCGGCTGGGCCTTCATAGTCAGGTCCCGATGTGATTTTACCAACGTTTTGTGTAATGTTAGCTTTGCGCTCTTTACCGGCTTTGTCAGCGGCGGCCAATGTATCTTGATTGTACTTGTCGCCAACTGTGTCAGCGCAAGTACTACCAGCTTCAGAGTCATTACCAATCAGTGGCTTGTATTCACCTTCTGGTTTTTCTTCTTCAATTTGCTGTTCAATTGGTTCGTTACGACCAAATACTTTAAGTACTCCGTCTGCAATGTACATTAGACTTTTTAGCTCGCCTTCCAAAACTGGAGGGCTAACTGGTAAGCGTGTTACTACATCAACAATAACAATTTCGTGACCACCAAGTTGTGGAAAGTCCATTGGCACTGCTTGCAACATTAGCTTTTCTGGGCGGCCAACTTCTAGTGCATCATACTTTTTCATATGGCGCTCTAGAGACTCAAGTTGGCGATCTGACGGCTGAAAAGCCATCTTAACACGGTAGCGGTGTTCGCGCTGTAACTGATTAATATACTCTAATAGTGTGGGCATAATTAAATCCTCTCATAAGACTATTTATTATGACCAACGCTCTTTAGGATTGCTTGCACGATATCATTGCGATTTCCCATCAATCCGCCTTCTGTTGCGTCTAATACGTTACTAGAATCCGAGTTCTTTTCCTCTCGATCCATACGTGCTTTACGCAACTGCAATTCAACCATTTTTAGCTTTTTATCTATTTTGGCTGTTTTTGCATCCACTGCTGTTTTCAACAGTTGGGCGGCAACTTCAAAGATTTTGCCTGCATTTCTATCATCTACGTTAAATCCCAAATCCATCAAACGCTCGCTTTGTTCTTGCGCGGTGTTTGCTAACTTGTCTAGTTCACGCTCTGCTGTTGCCATGTCTGTTACAGTAGGCAATGCAATATCAACACGGTTTGCCATGTCAATAGTAGCGGTAGCTACATCAAGCTGTTGCTGAATTTCTTCAGAAACTTCTGGTTGTGTGTGGTCTGAAGCAGTTGCTTCCTCAATAGGTGGGAAACCAAATACTTCTTCTAATTTCTTAGTCATGCACTTACTTATGACTTACTTGCGGCGTTTGCGTGTTGGATTAGCGTTATTGTAGATGTCTTCTTCCGTTAGGATACGGAATGTTGCGCCCATGCGCTTGCACCAGATTTGTGCGGCTTGCCACTTGCACATATTAAGTGCTACAGCCATCTTTTCTTGCTGGCTACGAGCCAGTTCCATGACTGCTTGTGCTTTGGGTTTGATTTCAATGAGTTCAGCACGGTTAACTCCATTGACTTGGTACGTTACCAAAAAGTCTGGAACGTAATAGGTGTCTTTGCCTGTAAAGGGGTTTTTGTAAGGTATACGAACGCATTCGCTTGCCCAGCTTACTACACTAGGGTGGTTGTCACAGAAACGCATAAACGTTAATTCCCAACCACTGCGATACTTGGGAGTACCTTTGCCTACGTACTTCTCAGGATTCAATATAGTGTAAAATCCCTGTGAATAGTTGTTAGCCATTATAGTTCACGATTTGCTATTGGAGAAACTGCTACTGCTGTTTTCTTAGTATAACGAATTGTATCAGGTAAGGTAGTGTTAATGTGATCAAGCACAGATTGGTCTACATCTAATGTTCCCTTGCTTACTGCACGTTCGATAAGAGCTTTAAAATTTAGTCCTAGGTCAATGCTTGCTTTCCACAAGGCCATTACAATTTGTTCTGCAGGGGAACGACCAAGTCCTAAACTTAGTACCTGTTGTACCGCACGATCAAAATCAACTTGAGGTATTACTTTGTATGCCATGATTAATAGTCCGTTGGTTTGTTAGTTTTCTTAACGTACTGCTGTTCTTTGTTAGCTTGAGCACTTGTAGTTGATGGATTATTATTAACACTTTGTGGTACATATCTATCGGTCATTGATCCGTCTGCGTTACGAGTGCGTACTTGAGAACTATATCTTGGCGCTGATCGCAATGCATCTGCTTCTGCCATTTTTCTAGACGTCTCTTGCGATTGCAAACTGTTTGTTCGTGGAGGGTATTTTTCCAATCCGGCCAAGTACGCTTTCTTATATTCGGGATTCATTCCACGATCGTCTTGAACATACGCAGATTCCTTCTTAACAAATTCTTGGTTGGCAGCACTCAATGGTTTTCTACTTTGCACTGAGTCGGGTGTTTTAGGAACCGAGTCTTGTGTCTTATTGACTACTGCTGGGGTTGTTGCACCAGTGCTAGGACTTACTGTACCTGCACGGGCCAGGCGTGCAGTTTCTGCGTCAGATTGGTTATTAGCTACTAGGGCTCGCTCTCGCTTTAGTGTTTCAATGTATCGTGCGTTTGGTGGTAATGTAGGATCGCTACCTCTGCTGAATCTAGCAATTTCTTTATCGTATTCAGCAGTTGATACATATCGTGTTTTCTCAGCCGCGGGAAATGCTGTAGTGCTTGCAGGCGCAGTTTGTGTTTTATTTCTATGTCTTGCTGATTGCTTTGTCAAGTTTGGATTACCCCAAGCCGCGCCAAGCGGGCCGTTATCTTCTCCCCCGGCTTGTCTCCATTTACTTGGTCCTGTTTCAACATTAGCGTCAGCTTTGGGCGGCTTTGTAATTGGGACCGACACAACAGACGGTTTTGATGGTGGCTTAGGCAATGCTTTAATACCTGCACCTTTGTCACCTTTTCGTGGTCCCTTAAATTCAAGGCCTTTAACCCCGTCTATGTTTAAATCTTCGTAACGAAGTGTGATTGTCCAAACAACTGGATCGCTTGTCGAGTAATCTAATGTGTCGTGTTGAGCATCAACAATGAATGCATTAAGCAATGTATAGACTTTATCGTCTCCTTCGCCACTTAAATTTTTCATTGTAATTTTTACTGTCAATGGTAATATACCATTCTTCTTAGTAACGTCTGGTGAATCAAATTGCCCTTTAACAAACTCCCAAATCAAACTTTCAGCAACATCATTGGTTTGATCATAAAACGTCATAGTAATAGGTTCATAGTTCATTTTAGTCTGGACTATGGTCTTATGATTGTAAACGTTTACTACTTGTGTTTCAACTGAGAAGCGTGGAAGCTCACAAGTCTTTGCAACAAGTGGGCCAGTAGACTGTAGGCCTTTTGCTTCGCCGCCTTCGCCCAGTGACAATTCAACTTCCCAAGCAAATTTTAAGTATGGGAATCCGTCACCCAGCGGGCCAGAATTGACCTGCTTGTCGTTAAGTAAAAGTTTTGTTGCTAAATTTGTAAACGCCATTGTATTCAATGGAAAAGGGTTATTTCTAACCCTTTTCTTTCTCCTTAGTAAGGGCAAGCATTTCTGCTTACACTTACTTATCACTTATAGTTAAAGCGGACTATTACTCCGGTGACTCACCAGCCGAGCTTGAATCGAGACCGTTATCGCCTAAACCGCCTTCTAGGGCATCAGTACCACCAATATTGTGGTTAGCGTTATCGTACTTGATTGTAATAGAGATTTGTAGCGGATCGCTTGTTGCATAGTTGTTCTCACCGTAGTTTACGTTAGAGATATAGCAACCAGCCAACTGCCATGCATCTAAAACTTCGCCTGGTTGACCACCATCTAAGTTTTCAATAGCCATACCAAACTTGTAGCCGCCGCCTGCGCGAACGCTGGCTTGGTTAGCATGGTCAACTTGCTTTTGCATTTGTGATGCAATAGCTCGTGCTACATTGCCTGTAACGTCATCACGTACTGTTAGTGTGATATCGTCCCAGTTGTGTTTGCCTGCTAACTTAATACGTGAATTGTAAACATCTACAACTACGTCATCGTGTGTTAGGCTTGGACGACTTACACTTACAACTTGACTTGTTAGCTCTAAGTTTTGCAAAGGGTCGCTGTCTGAGCCAAATCCGTTTAATCTAACGCGGAAGCGATATGATAGCTTAGGTTGTACTAGAACCGCGCCTTCATTGCCTCCTGGTACGTTAAATTTGTCTAATTGAACTGCCATTTTATGTGTCTCCTGTTAGTGTTATTTAGCGTGTACCATTGGCAATCGCGCCAGTGTTTACAACACGAACTGGAATATAGATAAACTCAGCTGCCTTAACTGGCTCAATTGCCACGTCAATGTACAACTCGTTTCTATCAATTCGAGCAGGAGTGTTGTTTGTATCATCACAAACTACTAAGAAGTCGTATACCGCACGTTTAGAGTACATGTCGGCTAAGAATGCGTTAAACACACTCAAAATACGATTACGTGTACGCTGGTCGTTTGGTTCAAAGATGAACGGACGAGCAATAACTTCAAAACGTTCACGCAAGTAAGCCAACAAGCGACCTACGTTTACGCGGTCAAGTGCAGAGTTGCTTGGATACAATGTCTTTTGACCCCAGATATATAAACCTTGGCCTGGGAAGTTAACCAATGGGTTAACATTCTTTTCGTACAATGCATCACGTGAACCTTGATTCAACGCAACTGGAACGAATTCGTTTTCTGCATTAACTGTACCTAAGTTACTGATACCACTTAGAGCACCGCGGACTAAACCAGCTGGAGCAAACCATGGATAAGCAATTTGGTCGTTATAAGCAATGCCACGTAGAACTGAGTGACTTGCTGGAACTGCAACATCGTTACCGTCTAAGTCTGTCGATAAACCACTTGGGTAGTAAATAGCGGCACTGCCCGAACGTGTTACTAGGCCATCTGCACCGTTAGTGCCGGCGTTAGTACCTAAAGACCAGTTAACAACATCAGTAATCTTGTTGCTTAACTTTAACGGAGTGTCAGCAATAACGAACGCTGTTTCTTTACGATCTAAGTTCAATGTAACCATTTCGTCGATACATTCAACATAACCTGGAGTAGCAATAATGTTGAACACTAGTGTTTCTGCACGTAGTTCATCACTGCTTGTTAGTGCGGCTTGTAAACGCTTTACAACAACACGGCGTTGTGCTTTGTCGAACATGTATGGGGAACCTGCTTTAGGACCGCTATCAACGTTACCAGATTCCGACTGCCAGAATCCTTCTGTTGCATTCCATGCTTTTACGTTACCAGAGCTTACTGCGCTGTTCCATAACAACATACCTTCTGGATAGTAAGCTGGGTTAGGAGCTTGGTCATCCATTGGGTTAGCGCCATTGGCAACACCGCTTGTGTCACCTGCTTCAGCTGTTAAGTCTGCAAACAATACACCATCTTGTGTTGTTTGGTCTGCATTGTCCTTAGCAACCCATTCGCTACCGTTCCATACTTTCAAGAATGGATAGTTAGCCATGTCATTAGTATCAACCCATACGTCACCAAAACTTGGGTTAGTAGGTGCAATGGTGTTTACATCAATTTGAGAAGCTGCCTTCCAAATTGGTGTATCATCAACTGTTGTCTTAACATAAACGTCAACCATTGTGCCTGCGTCATACCATAACTTACCGTCTGGTAATGCGCCTGTTGGGGCTGTATCAGATGCACTTACTGCTGGAGTTGCCCAAGCAGAGCCGTTATAACGTTTGATTTCAAATTTAGCTTCGTTCGTAGTTGCAAATTGGAGATAAATGCTGTTTGTTACTAACTTTGTACCAAATTCTGTTGTAGCTGTAGCGTTATCAACATAACCAACCAATTGGTCAACATTGCCAGCGCCAATTGTTTGTGCTGTCCAGCTTTCAGTAGAAGCATTGTACTTTTTAACTTTTAAAGACAAGCCAGAATTTGGACTTGTTGTCTTAAACCATACTGCGCCAACTGTTGGAGTTGGGACTTGGTAGTGTGGTCCAACTGTTACTGTTGTGCTTAGGTTGCCAGAAGTAACTGCGGCCCATACTGCGCCACCTTCTACGCCTTCTACTTTTTTGTAGAAAGTTTTTACTGCACTTGTTGCATCTAATGCATAGTCGCCTAAGGCTCCTTCGCCGGCGCCTGGAACGCCGTCAGATACTAACACTGACTTAGCTACCCATGCAGAGCCGTTACCTTCAAACAAGCCCCATGTGCTTGCACTTGTATCTAACCAGTATTGGCCGTTTGTTGCTGGGCCAGTTGGAGCTTCTGCTTGTGGCTCTAATTCTTCCATGTTGAGGTCAGCACGTACTAGAACAGCACGGTTAGCAATACCTAGGTAGTAATAAGCGGCAAGCAAGCCGTATTCGTTTAATTCGTGACCATGTACAGGTGTACCGTCAACGATAGTGAACTTTGGTTCACCGTATAATTGTACCAACTCTCGTTGGCTTGTAACAATAAGTGGTTTCTTAGCGAAAGGTGCAGTAGTGTATTGTGCAACTGAACCATCTGGTGATGTTTTATTAGAACGTGTTGCTAAGACAATAACTGGAACTGTACCAGTGCCTGCAGATGCGTATGCGCTTTCGTCAATAATTGAAACGCTTACGCCTGGGGAACTTAATTGAGCCATTTGTGTATCTCCGTAATCTAAGGGATCATACCCTTTACGAAGATATTTAGCGCAAAGTGCTAAATTTGGCCCTATTTACCGGAAAATGCTATTTTACAATTTACTGGACAATCGTTGCTATACGTTTGTATAGATCATCAACAGTGCCATTGTTATCTAGTATATAGTCAAAATTGGTTCCAACCCATGCTGTTTCGCTGGCATGAATCTTTTCATTGGCTAGCCAATTTGCCGCTGACTCTACACCTTTGTTTGCTTGTACTGCAATGTCAACCCAATGTGGCTGAATTCCGCGTTCGACACATACAACAATACCGCCTGCATTTTTGATTGCTTTAATTTCATTAGGGAAACGGCAGTCACTGATAACAATACTGTCTTTGCTATTACGCAACCGTGCTTCTAAGGAAGCAATCCAAATGTCATCGTGGAAGCTACGACGACAAACTTCTGTGCCCCAAAGCTGTAGCACCAGACGTGGAGTAAGCTCGGGCATTTTTAAACGCTCTGCCCACCATGGATCAACTTGTTCACGCCATTCGCGGGCTTGTTTTGTACGCCCTTCAAGCAATTCTCGGTCCCAGCCAAATACGGCTGCAACTGCATCTTTGAGGGTAGCGGCAAATGAGTCTCGTCGAAACTCATGGAACTTAACCAGGTAATCTGCGGCGGTGTCCTTGCCGCTGCCGATGAGTCCGCAGATTCCAATAATTTGTTTATTCATGTGTTATACTAACATAACTGCACGACAAAATCAACAGTTTTACTTTTCGTATTTTACCATAAAGTCAGAACAGGTTCTAAACATTTGTGGAACTAGGTTTTTCTCTTTATCAATTAGTCTATGCAGGTCTGCAAATTCCTCTGCATAGTTTACTGCTCGTAATGCGTTTAGCACCAATTCAACACAACTGACATGAGTGTCATCAGACAGATCAAACAAGTCATCGTAAGGCTTGCCCTGTTGCTTTAACAAGGCATCAATGATCTTGGTCCATTCTGCGTTGTCAATGTTGTTTGGTGTCAGCAAGCATACAGTGTCGCACTCAAACACTTGATCAAAAGTGGAATAATGTACGCCTACACCTGTTGCTTCAACAAACTTAAAGCTGGCAGTGTCTGTAGGATCAGTAATGTTGTCGCAGTTCATTAGTGCATGGCTGTAGTTAGCCCATACTCCTGTTTTAACCCATGACAAGAATGAAACTACAATGCTACTTAGATGATGCTTGTCTCCGGTTAGAATAATATAATAACCGCTAGCCAACAAGCGGGCAAGCTCATCTCGATCAGTTACCGTAATATATGTTTTCTTGCTCCAGGAGATTTTTCCCGGAAGCATTGCAATCCAATGATATATTTTATAAAGTAGTGTAGAATATTTTGACATTATCCAAAAATAAACCCTAGTGGAGTACCACCGTCAGCAAATGTTTTTAAGTCGTCATCTAACTTTTCAAGTTCGGCTTGTGCCTGTGAAATTAAGTCGTTACCGTTTAATGTAACACCACCCTGCGGGCCAGCTAGCTGTGCAAATTTAGAACGTGCTTGACCAAGCATCATCTTTGCTTGTGCTGTTGCATAATCTCTAATCCAAGGACCCGAACTAGTGTCGGCTAACAATGCTTCATCTGGACGATAGTTATAAGTGTGTAGCAATACTGATTCTTCACCTTTGATGTTGCGGTGTAGATTAATTTGCTTACTTGTTTGGCTCCATGTAAATGTAACATTGGCACCAAACATACGTCCCAATAACTCGCGCTGTCCCATGTACAATTCAAACGATAGTAGTCCTTGACCACGTGCGGCATTAAGCATATACATGTTTAAGTACGCGGCTTCAAATGGTTCAAACGTTGTACTTGTTGTACCTACTCCACCTGCGCTTGCACGGTAAACAACCTTAACGTCAATGACTTCATCTGGGAGAGTGTATGAGCTATTGCCTTCTGTTAAGTTTAGTAGCATGAAGCTTTCTTCTACTGCTCTACTTGAACGTTGGCGATATTTGCCAACGGCTTTATCAATAGCTAGGTCGTAGTGTTCTTTGTCTAATTCGACATCTACTAAGCCGCCGCCAAGCATTAGCTCAATGTTTTTTGCGGCTTTAGCACGTTGTGTTGTGTTGTTTTGCATGTGCAGTCTCCAGTATTATTTACCGAAGACTGCACTGCTAGTCCTTACTTGATTGCGCGAAGCAGGATTGTTTCTGGACTAATTCGTCCTTTTAGCTTGGTCTCAACACTTTTAATAGTATCCATAAACTTACGAAGCCCGGGCTTACCTTGCGTTTTAAACTCAGCTAGCTTTTCTGCAGGCTTGCGTAGTGTCTTGCAGGTACTCTTAAGTTCGTCAAAACCAACAATAGCAGAACCTTTAACACCAAGTGTGCTAATAGCCATATCCCCGTGTGTAGATACTACGAAGCGGCCCAACTTGCGTGTCTTAGTATTGTAAGTCCACAGCTCGCTCATGCCCAAAATCTCAGTTGGGTTAATACTCTTAAGTCCAAGTTCAGCAAACTCCTTAAGATACTTGAGACTTTTAACTTGACGCTCAGGGGGGACTGGCTTGCGCTTGGGTTTGGCACGAGTAGCAATCTTGCTTGTCTTATATGCCATAGCATCGTTAATAATGCTTTCATACATTTTAATGTATGCCTTAACTTCACGCTTGCCTAGATGCTTGTATGCTTCCATCAACTGACCATCTTTGCCTTCAAGCAATTCATTCATTTCGTTGATGCGTGGTTGAATTAGATCCACAATCTTTGACGAGTATTGTACTGCAATATTTGCCACTGACAGCAAGTGGAATACCTTAGGGTCCTTGCCATCTGTAATAAAGTCGTCAATTGCTCCTTCGATATCACCCATTGTTTCGCTAAACTTTTCGGCCAGACGATCTTGGATAGTTTCTTTCTTTACAACAGGAACATCTTTTTCTGCTTCAACTTCGTCAGCATCATCTTTGCCTGCTTTTACAGACTTTTCAATTTCAGCTTTTAACCAAGCGGCAGTATCTCGTCCTTGATTAAATCCAGGGTGTACTGCGGGCATGCCTCGTACCAAGCATGCGGCAACACCGCAAAGTGTAGAAGAAACACGAGTGTCTTTTAGTTTACGGAATTCTGCGATAGCATCTTTCTTATACCCTGCAGATTCCATCCACTCTGCTACTTTTGGACGCAACTCTTTGGTGCTACTTTCCAGTCGGTAGTACTCCATAGCACGACGGAAGTGTCGTGTAAATTGCTCGCCATCGAACTCTACGGCACCTTCCCAACTTGGGCTAAAGTCCTTAACTCCGCGGCCGCGTTGGGCATTTACTTGTTTAGCAGTGACCCGTGTTTTCTTGACAGGTGCCGCTTTTTTCTTGGTTGCAGTAGCCATTTCTTACTCCGTTTAGTGTCGCAATGATGTTATTATAACTTATCAGTGAACTCCTGTCAACCGGTAAATAACACTAAGAAACAGGTCCTTTTTGGTCCTGCAGGGAAAACATGCCTAAATTATCACTTTGGAAAAACGCTAAAACGCAAGATTACCACTATCAGGACCGCTTGATCCGCGAAGCTGTGGGTGCAGGCGGCACCTCTATACTGATCCACAAATATCTTGGACCAGCGGCTGTTGAAGATGGTTCTGATCCTGCCAAGCCAAACTTGGCTGAAAAGGGTGAGATCAACGAAATGGATATCCAGGACATTTTGTTCATGGAAAACCGCGATCGTGTGTACGATACAACTGTTTATGAACTTCGTGGAACTTATAATGTAAGCGATCAAGACTTTGATTTGAGTCAGTTTGGTTTATTCTTAAATGCCGACACCTTGTTTATCACCTTCCACACCAACGAAATGGTAGAACGATTGGGCCGCAAACTAATGGCCGGCGATGTGCTTGAATTGCCTCACTTGAATGACGACTTGTTGTTAGATGCCAACGCAAAAAGCATTAACAAATTTTATGCTGTTCAGGATGCCGCACGTTCAGCAGAAGGTTTTGGTCCAACCTGGTGGCCACACTTGTGGCGTATCAAAGCCGCACCTATTAACGATGCACAAGAGTATCGTAGCTTGCTGGGCGATCCTGAAGATGAAGATAGTTTGAAAAATGCGTTGAGTACGTACAACAAAGAAATTGCAATTTCAAATGCCATTGTTGCGTCTGCTGAAGTTATTACACCAGCCGCTGGTTATAAGAATACAGAGTTTACTGAATCAACTTATGCTCCAGTTATCAATGGATTTGACGGATCTGGCGAGTCGAGCCTAGCTGTTAACTCTTCCGAAAACGTAGCAGTTGGCGGTGATACTACCCACATCAATTCTGGATTGTCATTCCCTATTGATCCGTCACAAGGTGATTTGTTTGTTAGAAATGATTTCCAACCACAACGACTATTTGTGTATCGTGGCAACAAGTGGCATAGACTTGCCGACAACTCAGCTTCAACTGGTTGGGCAACATCTGCAACTAATGCAGGACCGTTTATCAATAATTCAGCAACTACAACAAATAACGCTGGTGAAACTATTCCACAACGTCAAGCACTAAGTGGTGTATTTGTTAAACCTAAGGCAGACAATTAATGGCACAACAATATTTTTATGACCACCAAATAAGACGTTGGTTACTACAATTCATGAGACTGTTCGGAGGCTTTAGTGTAAAGATGGGCAAGGATGCGACTGGTGCAGATAACTATCATCAAGTGCCTGTGCGCTATGGCGATACAACTCGTATGAGCCAACACATACTTCGCTCTAACAGTGAAAACACTATTCTAAGTGTTCCTGCTATTAGCTGTTACATCGCCGAGCTTGTTCCAAATGCTGAACGCCGTATGACTCCTTCGTTTGAAGATAGCGTACAAATTTACGAAAAGAAATATGATCCAGTAGGACAAACATTTGAAGATGCTGTCGCTGAAACTTACACATTAGAGCGTCACGCACCTATCCCGTTTGACTTGACAATCAACGTTGATGTGTGGACTAGTAATACAGAACAAAAGCTACAACTACTTGAACAGATTCTATTATTGTTTAACCCAAGTGTAAACTTACAAAGCAGTCAAAACCCATACGACTGGACAAGTTTAGCAGTAGTTGAACTAATTAACGTTACATGGACTGCACGTAGTATTCCACAGGGCACTGATGATATCATTGATGTTGCAAGTTTAATCTTCTCGTTGCCTATCTTCTTGACACCACCTGCTAAAGTTAAGCGTCAGGTCCTTATCCACAGTATCTTAAACAATATCACTGGTGACTATCAGTTTATTGACGACATTACAATTGGTCTTAATAACAAGCCTATTTCATCGCGACAGTGGATTACATTCAAGGATAGACACATCCGTGTTACTAACGATTCAATACAATTGCTGACTAATAGAAACACTACAACTGACACAGAAAATGTTGTACCAGCAACACTACGCTGGAACGAACACTTTCAAAACTATGGTGGGTTTAAAAATGGTATCACTGAAATTAGATTAAAACTTGGAAGTGCAATAGACCCGCACGAAGTAATTTTAAGAATCACTGAGAATACCGAAAACGAAAACTTATTGTTCTATACGGTGGATACTTCGACACTTCCTAACGATACTATCTCTATGATCAATGGTGTAGTGGATCCAACACGAAGTGCTCCAGGTAATGGCAACATTCCGCCTGTGCAAGCTGGCCAGCGTTACTTACTAACTGAATCTGTTCCGCAAACAGGATTATGGGGTACAGTGATTGCAGATGCCAATGACATTATCGAATACAACGGAAGCAACTGGATTGTTAGCTTTGATGCAAGTGCAGTCAATGCACCTGCTTATACTACCAACGCAAACACCATGGTCAAGTTGTACTACACTGGCACTGAATGGGTAGTAGCTATTGAGGGAATATTCGAACAAGGCTACTGGCGCATTGTCAACTAAATATTTTTATGAGAGCTGTTGGCGCATTAATCGTTAGTAAGAAAACAGGGAGAGCTATGATGCAACTTCGTAGCCCTTCTGAAACGCATAGCATGTGCTGGGGCTTATGGGGTGGCAAGTTAGATGGCAATGAAGGCGACCTCGAAGGACTAAAGCGAGAGTTGTGTGAGGAGCTTGGTTATCCAGGCGTTCCAAATACTATTGCAATGAGTCACGTGTATACTTTTACAACTCGAGACAAACGCTTTCGCCATGTTAGCTATTTGATATTGTGCGAAGAAGAATTCGTCCCTACAGTAGACGAAGAAAGTGCTGGCTACTGTTGGGTTAACTTGTGGGAATGGCCGCAACCGCTACATCGTAATACTGCAAAAATGTTTAACAGTAGGGGCTTTCGAGAAGCATTAGAAGGTTTATTGGATGGCGTTAAGAGTAATTAAAAATACTTTGCGCCAGCCAGAAATATATACAGGGCCGCATCGACAAATTGATGTAGAGCAATGTTGGCAAAGTCACTTAAACAATCCGCTGTTAAATAAGCTATATAAAGATTCTGTATGTTACACAGAACGTTGGTACTTAGAAACTCGTCGACTTATAAACGAAGAACTATGGTATCATCCGTTATTGACTAGCTTATTGTTAGACGAAAAACTAAAACTTGATTTGATAAAAAGTACTATCGTTGATGCTGTTAACATGCGAAGTATCTTAAACGATCAACGTTATCCAGAGTTTCAGTTGTCAGCTGGTGTTAACTTAAAAAAGCTCACTCGCTGGTGTGCATTTTTTGTTAGCTTGCCCGATTCACATGAAACTCTTGTTGCCCTAAATGGCCAATCTCCCGACTAAGATCCAAGTCACACCAAATCTTGATTTCATTGTGATCAAGTAAATCACAAAATCCCATATCTTCACCATGCCATGTTGAACTTGGTGCATGCCACTTTAGCGGAAAGTGCGGGCTTGGCATTTCATCTGCAATAGATGCTCGCATTAACAAGCAACCAAATCCAGTGTAACGTACTTGAGTCAACCCGTGTCCTGTAGTGTCAACTGGCTCTACTGGTTCTATAGAATGAAATGCAGTTGGATGGAAAGGCGGTACACGTTTTGAATATGTTGCACATACCACTTTCTTTTTGTGCTCTAATAGTCTAACAATGACATCTTCAGGGAATGTCATGTCGCTGTCAAGCCACATGACGTGTTCTGCATTGTATTTGTCAACTGCAAGATTAAGCAACACTTGTCGTTGGTTGCTTAGTACTGTGCCAGCATCCATTTCAAGTATTACAGGAATACCTTGTTGTTCTGTGTATTTGATAGCTTGAACCAAACAGTAGGTAAACTTTGCATGTACCATTCCGTTAGTGGGAACACAGACCACAACCTGCTCACTTAGAACAGGTTGATGGTCAAACACACTACGAGCCGACTTGCCGAACATTACTCTTCAGAATCGTCAACGTTGGCCAAATTGGCTTTGCGTTCTGCTAGTCGTGTTGTCTTGTTAATAACGTTCAAGAAGGTTTGGCAACGGCTAATAGTTTGCTCATACAACTCTGCTGGCAACTTTAACATTTGCGCCATATTTTCAGTTGTAACATTCTGGGTCAATGCTTCGACTGCGGCTTTGCGTGCAAGCTCTTCGACCCAGAATTGTGGTTCTGCTTCTTCAACTGCTGTAGCAATGTCTGTACCAATTTCAGCTTGTAATTCTGCAATGCGTCCGTTGATAATGTTCATCTCATTGAGAATAATTTGTTTTTGCCAATCGGTTGTTGCTTTTTCTAATTCGCTGTTTAAGAATTCCATCTCTTGGCAAAGAGAAACTAACAAGCGCGGTCCGCTTGCTACGCTATATACAAAATTTTCTCTTTCAAAATTTGTACGGAATGGGACTTGTTTTAATACTGCTCGTGTATTGTTTAGGATTTCGTTTTGAGTTAGTGGCATGAAAGCTCCTTCTATGTTCTACTATGTATCATTTTAATTTTAGAAATTTTAGCCAAAAAGAAAGGGTGTTGCCACCCTTTCTTTACGCATAACACTATTAGATGTTATATGGTGTTGTACGGCCACCAAAGCGACTACTTAAACTAACAGAGCCAGAACCGATACCTAAGTATCCGCCTAACGTACCACGTAGCGATACGTTAGAACCTGTTGTGTTAGAGTAACCTCGTTTGACGTTACCAAACGTAATTGCTGATCCAGTTGCTGGAAGAATTGCCATTTTATTTGCCTCCTCTAGTCAATGGATTAGTGTAAAGTCTTCTTTACAAGCGCCTGTAGTTCCTCGATTTGTGCTTGTTGTTCTTTAACAGCGTTAACTAGAACAGAAACAACTTTGTCATAACGAATAGTCTTGTAACCTGCAATAGCAGATTGTGTAACCAATTCTGGTAGTACTGCTTCAACTTCGTCAGCCATTAGACCAATTTGATCCATGTGCTTTGGAAGACCTAAAGACTCGGCTAATTCGCTAGAGTCGTATGTGTAACCGTTGATTGCCATAACTTTGTTTAAAGCGCCGTCGATCTTAGATACGTTTGTTTTCAAGCGTGAGTCAGAGTAGTAAGCTGTAATTTCACCAGTTGCTGTGATAGAACCTTGAACTGCGATTGAACCAGTAAATGTACCACCGCCAAATGGGTTGCCAGAAGGACCTGTTGGACCAGTGGCGCCTGTTGGACCTGTTGGACCAGCAACGCCTTGTGGGCCTTGAGCACCTGTAGGACCTGTAGGACCTGTTGGACCTGTTGGACCAGCTACCGTAGAAGCCGCACCTGTTGGACCTGTAGGACCTGTTGGGCCTGTTGCACCTTGTGGACCTGTTGGACCTGTTGGGCCAGCAACACCAACACTCCATGTGCCGTCACCGCGCCAGAATGTACTTGCGCTTGCGTTTGTACCACTGTTTAACTTGCTTACTGGTAGGTTACCAGCAATACCACTGTGGGTCAAGCCACTAATAGCACTTGACAATTCTGTGTCAGTTGCCATTGCATCTTGAATTTCTTTCAATGTGTCAAAGGCTGCACCAGCACCGTTTGTAACTGCGGCAATAGCGGCTGCTTGAGCGGCATTAGCCTTAGAAGTTGCATCAGTTGCGGCTGCGGCAATAGCGGCTGCTTGAGCGGCATTGGCCTTAGAGCTTGCATCAGTTGCGGCGGCTGTGATAGCGGCTGATTGAGCGGCATTTGCTTTAGTTGTTGCATCAGTTGCGGCTGCGGCAATTGCTTCAGACTTAGCTGTTGCGGCTTTAGTTGTTGCATCAGTTGCGGCTGCGGCAATTGCTTCAGACTTAGCTGTAGCAATAGCTGTAGTACGAGCAGTAGCTTCTGCGGCAACTTTTGTAGTTGCATCAGTTGCGGCGGCTGTTTGAGCATTGTTAGCTTTTGTAGTTGCATCAGTTGCGGCTGCGCTGATAGCTTGGCTCTTTGCTGTAGCAATAGCTGTATCACGAGCAGTAGCTTCAGTTGCTACAGTAGTATCAACATAACCTTTTGTACTTGCATCGCCAGAAGCAGATGGTGTACCTAAACCTGTAATCTTGTTGCTGTTCATTGCAACGGCTGCACGGACGTCAATTGCGGCGTCAAAGCGTGTTGCGGCTTTGAAACGAGCTGGATCAGAGAAAATACCGTCGAAGTTGTCATCTTCTGCGTCAGATGCGCTACCGTCAGTTGTTAATGCTTTGTTAGCAAGAATAGAAACGTTACGCTCTAAGTCAGAAATACGACGAAGACTTGATTTGCTACCAGAGAAAACGATATCGTTGTCGCCGACTGTTGTTGCTTCTACTAGAGCACCAGACTTATCGTACTTGTACTCTTTTGATTTGTCCAATGATACTTCAGCTGTAGTACCACTGTTCTTTAATTTACGTTTATTATCAGACATTTTATCTCCTTTGAGTTTACTGGCACGGAGGACAAACTAGTGTTTTCCCAAGTGCGTTGTTGCCAACGTACAGGCAGGGGATGTCAAACCCCTGCCGTTAGCCAGTTAAATTATGCGAACTTTAAACCAGTTACTTCAATTTCGTCATCTGTAGATAACACACCAGCAACAACTGTCACTGTAGAACCGCTTACGCTAAATTCTGTTGGGCGTAACAATGTACGGTTTACATAAACATTGTAGTGTTTAGCAGTAGCTAAATCAGCAAATGTAAACGCAACTGTACCTGTTGCATTAGTTGTGGCTTGTGCAGAAGTTACAGATTGGAAAGCACTGTGGAAGTTTGTTAAACCGCTGCCAACACGAGTTGCTACGCGAGCATCTGTGTAGTATAGGTTTGTAGAACCTTCTGTGATTTCGTCTGTATTATCTTTGCCGGCAACTGCGGCTGCAATGGCTGCGGCACGAGCAGTAGCTTCGGCAGCAACTTTAGCTGTTGCATCGGCTGCGGCTGTAGCTTCGGCAGCTACTTGAGCGGCGTTGGCTTTTGTAGTTGCATCAGTTGCGGCTGCGGCAATAGCGGCTGCTTGAGCGGCATTTGCTTTAGTTGTTGCATCAGATGCGGCTGTAGCAATAGCGGCTGTTACAGATGTAGCTGTGGCTGCACCAGAAATGTCAGCAACACCTAAAGTGATAGAACCACCTAAGGCTGCAACTGCACCGTTAACAGTAATGCTGTTGTTTGTCAATGAGCTATTAGGGATAGAACCTAAGCTGATTAGACCACTTGCGCTGTTGTAGCTTACACCACTTGAGCTGTTTGAGCTTAATGCGGCACGAGCACGAGTGTTTGAGAAGTACAAGTTTGCTGTACCTTCAGACAATGTATCTGTGCTTGTTGCAATTTGTGTGTAAACAGAACCGTCGTTAGTGAATGTCCACTTTTGTAAACCTTCGTTCCAACGCAATTGCACGTTTGCTTCGTCACCGCGTTCAACTTCGATACCAGCGTTTTGTGTTGGTGTACCAGTTGCATCACTGTTCAATGTAACAATGTTGTCAGCCAAGCTGATTGTGTTAGAGTTAACACTTGTTGTTGTACCTTGAACTGTCATGTTACCAGCGATAACTACGCCAGTTGCTGTAACTGTCAATGCTGTAGAACCGTCAACTGTAACTGTTACTGTACCAGTGCCGTTGTCAACAACTGCAATGTTTGAGTTACCACTGCTAATAGTGCTTGTGCTGATAGCAGAAATGCTTGAATCAACATAGCTCTTTGTTGCCGCGTCAGAACCGGCTGTAGGAATACCTAAACCAATTACCTTGTTGCCGTTTAATTCAACGTCATCACCGAATTGAACTTTGATACCGTCGCTAGAAGTGATACGCTTGCCGGCTGCAATTTGCATTGTACCGTCAATATTAACACCTGTTGTGCTTGAACCAAATTGTAACAAACCTGTACCAGTTGTAGTGATACGCATGTTCTGATCTAAGTCAGCTGTGAATGTCATTGTACCGCTAGTTTCTGTTAAAACTTGCTTACCGTTAACATACAAAGAACCTGGACCAACGAACATGTGACGGAAAGGATTCTCTGCCGAACCTAAGTCATATGTGTTTGCCAAACTTGGGATGATGTGACGTACTGTCAAGTCACCTGTTAATGTAGCACCTGCGAAGCTTGGTGTACCTGTTGTTGACAAGTTTTGAGTTGTGCTAATAACACCTGTACCGCTGTTATAGCTGATGCCTGTACCTGCGCTTAATGCGCTACGAGCACGGGCTGTTGTGAAATATTGATTAGAACTTTCTGCAACGTCTGATGTTGATAATACAACATCACCTGTTTGTGTGTTTACGCTTGTAACACCACCGATTTCAACAACTGCCGGTACGCCGTTGTCTTTCTTGATAAAGATTTTACCATCATGTGTGTTGATAGCTAATTCGCCTAGAGCTAGCTGGGCTGTCGTTGGAACTTTGCCCGCAGTAGAACTACGCTTTAAAATGATTTGATTGGCCATTTTGAGTATATACTCCCTATTGGATGTTTAGCAGGGTGATCGGATCCTGCCTTCCAGAAGTATTTAGCTTATTCGTCTAGTACTGAATGTATATGCTTTAAAATTCGCCGCCATCTAAATCAATGTTTACGGCTGTTATAGATGTGATTTGCCCAGATTCATCTAGTGTGATCACGTTGGTTTTGGCTGCAGAACCATGTGTGCCCGAATGATCAAAGTTTCCGATGCGGTTTTCTCGATAGAATGTTAGTCCGGTTGTACCTAATGTAATCACACCCGGTGTTGTTAGTGTCCAAAATGTCTGGGCATGATCGGTACCTTCTTCAACGTACACTCTCATACCACCCGAAACTTCGTATAAGGAGTCAGCGTCTGGTGCCCTGGTTAGTTTACCTGTAACCGAATTCCAAATGTATATGCCATTCTGAGTAGAATTGGTTTGGCCAGCTAATAGCACACGGTCGCGGTGGACTAATGTAATATTATCGATTACCCAGATACTTCCTAGCAATGGAACGTGAGTCCGTGCAACTACCCTGACACTGTCCTTACTGTCTGACGCATGACTTACGAATTCTTTTCCGCGAAAAATTGGCATTTTGAACCTGATTCAACACAAATAACTGTGTTTTGTATAGGTTATTTATGCTTGCGGCTAAATGGAAAGGGTGCATTTCTGCACCCTTTCTCTTACTTTACCTTAAATTACTTTAAGATTAGTATGTACCACCATCGATATCACTGTTCTGGTTCAAGATACCACCAGCAGTCAATGTAACTGTTGGAGTTAAACGAACCATAATGAAGTCGTTAGCTTCCGGAGCAGTATCAAACACGATACTTGTTACACCGTCGACTGTGTCTAATGTGTAAGAGTATGTTGGGGCTTGTACCAAACCGTTAATAAACACTTGTGTGTTTTGGATAGAACTAATTTCAGCTTCGGTACTGAAACTTACTGTTGTACCGTCACCTGTGTAGTTCTTTGTTACTACTGTTGTTGTAACGTTCTGTGGAACAAACTTCTGTAGAGTAGAACTCCAAACTAGTGTGTAACCATCAGACATTGCGGCAGAGTCAACGTCTGCAAGATCAAATACGCTTGCGTTAGCAATACGTGCATCAACCTTAGTTGCTGTGTAGTACTCGTTTACTGAACCTTCAGCAATTGCATCTGTTGTCGGAGTAACAAATGTAAACACACCGGTACCAGCGTTGTAGCTTAAGATATCAATGTTGTCGCTTGCTAACGATACTGCACCACGTGCTTGAGCATTAGTGAAGTACTTGTTGGTTGCAGTAGAATCAGAAATATTGTCAGTTGTTAAAGTAACAACGCCATCTAAGCCGTTAACACTTTGAACAGCAGCCAATGTGCTGATAACACCAGTTGAACTGTTGTACTGGATGTTTGCACCACCACTGATAGAAGCCTTAGCACGGCCTTCAGTGAAGAACAAGTTGATAGCACCGCTTAGTTCAGCAATGTTATCTGTGTTCAAGTTGTCGATACGACCACCTAATGCAACTTCGGCGGCAGTAGCACGAGTTACTTCAGTGTCAACGTTGGCTTGAACAGCAATGTCACCTGCAACACGAGCGGCTGCTTCGATAACGTCAGCGGCAGCATTAGCTTCTTCGGCGGCAGTTGCACGAGCTGTTTCTGCGGCAATAGCGGCAGCGTTGGCAGCATCGCCAGCGGCACGTGTTGTTGCTTCGGCAGTTACGCTGGCAGCAATAACGCCTTCGGCGGCAGTTGCGCGAGCAACTTCAGCAGTTACGCTAGCAGTGATTGTTGTATCAGCAGATTCGCGAGCACTAATTTCATTGCTGATATTAGTTGCATTTGCGGCCTCGGCAGCAGTAGCACGAGCAACTTCAGCGGCTAACGCTGTTGCGGCTGCATTATCGGCAGCTAGACGTGTAGCGGCTTCGTTAGCCAATGCAGTTGCACTTGCACTTGCCAAGTCGCTAATAGCTTGAGTCAAGCTAGAGTCAGCGGCATTGTAAGCATCAATGATTTCTGTTAAAGAGTCCAAAGCGGCTGGATCAATGTTGCTTAGAACATTGTCAATGCGTGTGTTTAATGCTGTATCAGCAGATTCACGAGCACTTGTTTCTGCACTTAAGGCAGCAATACGTGCTGTTTCTTCAGCAATGATAGCGGCAGCGTTTGCTTGCTCGGCAGCAGTAGCGCGAGTTACTTCGGCGGCCAATGCAGTTGCGGCAGCAACGTCGGCGGCAGAGCGTGTAGCGGCTTCAGCAGTAATAGCGGCAGCATTTGCTGTTTCGGCAGCAGTAGCGCGAGTTACTTCGGCAGCTAAGTCAGCTGTCAATGTAGCTTCGGCAGCAGTAGCACGAGTTACTTCAGCTGTAATAGCTGTAGCGTTTGCTGTTTCGGCAGCAGTAGCACGAGTTACTTCAGCAGCCAAGTCAGCTGTCAATGTAGCTTCTGCGGCGCGAGCTGTTGTAGCTTCAGCTGTGATAGCTGTGGCGTTGGCAGAGTCACCAGCAATACGTGCTGTTTCTTCGGCAGTAATAGCGGCGTCTAAGGCAGCTTCGGCAGCAGTAGCACGAGTTACTTCGGCAGTAATAGCATTTGCATTTGTTGCATCACCAGCAATACGTGCTGTTTCTTCAGCATCAATATTTGCTTGCAATGTAGCTTCTGCGGCAGTGTGGTGTGCATGCTCTTCAGCAATGTCAGCAGCCAATGCGGCTTCGGCAGCAGTTGCACGAGTTACTTCGGCAGTAATGTCAGCATCTAAGGCAGCTTCGGCAGCAGTAGCACGAGTTACTTCGGCAGCTAAGTTAGCGGCAGCAGTATTTGCCAATGTAGTAATAGCACCATTGATGTCGTTGTCAGCACCTTGGAATGCGGCAACAATTTCTGTCAAGCTATCTAATGCGGCTGCATCAGTGTTGCTTAAAATGTCATCAATACGAGCGTTTATTAAAACGTCGGCAGCAATATAAGCATCAGCGTTAGCATCAATGTTTGCTTGCAATACAGCTTCGGCAGCTTCGGCACGAGCAACTTCGGCAGCTAAGTCGTTTGTCAATGTTGTGTCAGCGGCAGCACGGGCTACAGCTTCAGCACCAACGGCAGCGGTACGAGCACTTGCTTCGGCAGCATCGCCTGCAATGCGGTCAGCAATTTCGGCAGCAATGGCAGTTGCGTTTGTTGTTTCAGCCGCAGTAGCACGAGCTGTTTCAGCAGTGATAGCAGTTGCGTTTGCTGTTTCGGCAGCAGTTGCACGAACAACTTCAGCGGCCAAGTCAGCAGTTAATACGCTTTCGGCAGCCGTAGCACGAGTTACTTCGTTAGAAATAGCAGTTGCATTTGCTTGTTCAGCGGCAGTTGCGCGAGCAACTTCGTTGGATACAGAAGTTGTTAATACAGCTTCAGCGGCAATTGCGCGAGTTTCTTCAGCAGAGATAGCGGCAGCATTAGCGATATCACCGGCTTCGCGTAAACCGGCTTCAGTTGTTACGCTGGCGGCAATAACGCCGTCGGCTGCAATACGTGCTGTTTCTTCGGCAGCAATATCAGTAGCCAATACACCTTCGGCAGCAGTAGCACGAGTTACTTCTGCAGATACGGCTGTTGTTAATGTAGCTTCTGCGGCAGTTGCACGAGTGGCTTCAGCTGTAATAGCGGCTGCATTTGTTGCGTCACCGGCAATACGTGCAGATTCTTCAGTTGCAACGGCTGTTGCAAATGCATCGTCGGCAGCTTCGCGAGCGGCTGTTTCGGCAGCAAGTGCGGCTGCGGCAGTACTTGCTAAATTGTTGATGGCAGTTTGTAAATTGCTGTCGGCAGCATCGTAAGCGGCAATGATTTCTGTTAAGGAATCAAGTGCGGCTGGATCAATGTTGCTTAATACGTTGTCGATACGAATACCTAATGCAACGTCACCTGCAATACGTGCTGTTTCTTCAGCAGTAACGGCTGCGGCGCGAGCGGCTTCTTCGGCAGCAATAGCGGCTGTCAATGTAGCTTCTGCGGCGCGAGCTGTTGAAGCTTCGGCTGCTAAGTCAGCTGTCAATGTAGCTTCTGCGGCACGAGCTGTTGTAGCTTCAGCTGTAATAGCGGCTGCATTTGTTGCATCACCGGCTGTACGAGCTGTTGTTTCGGCAGCAATAGCATTTGCATTTACAGTATCACCAGCAATACGTGCTGTTGTTTCGGCGGACAAGTCAGCGGCAATCGCAGATTCGGCAGCTTCAGCACGAGCAACTTCGGCAGCTAAATCGGTTGTCAATACGCCTTCTGCGGCTGTTGCACGAGTTACTTCAGCAGCCAAGTCAGCAGTCAATACGCCTTCGGCAGCAGTTGCACGAGTTACTTCAGCGGCTAAGTTAGTTGTTAAAGTAGATTCGGCAGCAGTAGCACGAACAACTTCGGCGGCCAAGTCGGCAGTCAATACGCCTTCGGCAGCAGTGGCACGAGTGGCTTCAGCTGTAATAGCTGTAGTCAATACAGTTTCAGCATTACCTGCACGAATTACTTCTGCATCAACTGCGGCTTGAACGGCAGCAACTGCGGCAGCGTTGGCAGTAACAGCACGACCAGCTGTGAAGTATAGGTTTTCACCTTCGGCAATGTGAGATGTTGTTAGAACAACTACACCAGTTTGACCGTTAACGCTTTCAACTGCGGCAACAGAACTGATAATACCAGTTGCTGAATCGTAGCTGATGTTGTTACCACCGCTAATAGCGGCACGGGCACGACTTGTTAAAAAGTACTGGTTAGTGCTACCTTCGACAATCTTATCAGTTGTTGGAGTAACAAATGTAAACTCACCAGTTTGTGTACCATAGCTTAAAATTTGGTTGTCATCGCTGTTTAAACTGATGGCAGCACGAGCTAAAGCATCTGTAAAGTACTTGTTTGTTTGACCTTCTAAGATACCATCACTTGTTGGGTGGTTGTATGTGAATTGACCGTTTAAGTAGCTTAATACTGTGGTATTGTTGCTTGACAAACCGATATCGCGCCATACGTTTGCAGTATGGTAATATTCATTTAACGAACCTTCTGGTACATCATCAGTGCTTGAAATTGTAATAGCGTTGATTTCTTGATCAACGTATTGCTTTGTTGCGGCGTGTAAGTTGCTTGATGGATCAGCAGACAATGTCAAGAAACCTGTCATTGTATCGCCGTCTTTGGCAACTTTACCTGCTAGTGCAGTTGTTAGTGTGGCAGCAAAGTTGGCATCATCGCCAATGGCTGCTGACAACTCAGCCAACGTATCTAATACGGCTGGTGCAGAGTTGATTAAGTCGCTAACTGCTGAGCTTACGAAGCCAGTAGACGCGATTTGTGTTGTTGCAGTACCTTTGGCGGCTGTAACCGCTGTAGGTGTACCACGAAGATCAACCGAGTTAATAATCGAACTCGATCTTGCTTTGATAATAGGCATTTATTTTTCCTCAATGAAAACTTCTAGTGAAGTTTTTGTTTGTTGACTTTTTAAGTATGGTGTCAAACCAACGTGAGAAGATGATTTTAAATTACTAGCAACCAGTAGTTTTTCGTTATGTCAACGCTACCGTTACCAGCTGTTACTTTGATTTCATATCGACTAGGGCTACTGTTTTGAGGAGCAGTTCCTACGATATTATTTCCGCTTACTGTTAACCAGCTAATTGCAGACTCACCTGCATTTGCAGGTTGAATTGTTATACTTGTAGCGTTATTTACACCTAAAGTAAAATTTATGGTGTCTCCACCAGAAAAACTTCCAATATATGAATTGGAATTGGTCCAATAAGGCTTAGACTGGCCGAAGTTGATTAAGTTTGTAAAGACAAACTCGTTACCACTAGTATCTACCAGTGTTAGGTCTTGCGGATACGACCACAATGGTCCTACCACGCGAGCCGTTTCTATCATCAATTGCATTGTGTTTGCAGTTGGATAGTCGATTCTTGTTATTGCTTGGCCACCAACACGAGCACCTGTACCAAATGTGATATCAGTAGCTTCAATTGTAATTGTAGTGTAATGAGCAATGCTACTGTAACTTACTGCCGTTATTGTTGGACGAGGACGATCGTTTGTTACAGTGCTTCTTAAAATTCTTACTTCGATTAAGTCACCAGATTCTGGAACTTCATCAAATGCCAATGTATCACCATTGATAACTGTATAGCTATAGTTTGGTTGTTGAACAATACCGTTAATTGATACAACCAAGTTAGCTGGGTTTGCTACACTCTCTAACAATGTAAATGTTGAAGTAGCACCGTCGCCAAAATAGTTTTTTGTTACTAGGCTAAGCTGGTGAGTTTTATTTTTAAACTGACCAGATACTACATCAAATGATAGAACTTGTCCCGCTGTAGGTGAGCTGATTGTTGTATCTGTTAGACTGTCTAAAGATAGATTACCGATTATGTCAGCAAAATTTGCATTAGCATTTTGTTGATTTAGTACAATCTCTGTTAGAGAATCAATTGCGGCTGGATCAACGTTGCTTTTGATGTAATCAATTTGTTGTTGCAAGTCTTGGTCTTGTGCATCAACATAACTTAATGCTGCCAACGTTTCCCAATCGTTACCAGAATAGTATTCGGGCTTGTCAGATGTTTGGTCAAAGCGTACATGACCAGCCAGTGGTGAAACTGGACGGTCAGTGTCTTCGCCTGCTGGCAATGCCAATGCACCAGTGGCATCAATGGTCAGCACATTAGATGCTGGCTTAATTGATTCGTTTGTGTGATTGGTCTTAATTGCCATTTAGATTACGCCTTGCTTTCGATCTTTTCTTTTGTGCGGCCATATGCGGCAACGCCTAGAACAGCACCCATTGCAACGTGGTACAAACCTGCACCTTGCAATGTCAATGGTTGCCATTGTAATTCTACTCGACCGTTGTTGCCTAGTGCTTGTACTACACTCCACAGGATAGGGGCAATAACAAAGTCGAACATACACGTTACCATATAAGTCCAGCCCATCATTGGGCGCCACTTTTTGTTTACCCAGTCAGTGTTGGTATTTTCAATTGAGCTTTCTGCTCCTCCAGCAGTAGTTACAGCGGCTGCATCAGCTGTGGCTTTTACGCTGGCTGCATAGTCAACCGAAGTTGTGTTTGCAAAGCCACCGTTTTGAATTTTGTTGTTGATGTTTACTTGAGCGCCACTTGTAAGTGGTGTAAATGCATCGGAATCATCGTAGTCGTCTAGTTTTGGCATAGTTATTATGTCTCCTAATGTATTATTTACCTTAGGATCACTTTTTTGGCTGTAAGAACTCTTGAACCTTGGTTGCTACAGCAGACATGAAATCTGTGCCTGGTGCGGCTTTACCCCATTTGCCAGCTGGACATTCCTCTGCGGCTATTGTTACTTTTAAATTTACCAAACATCCGCACATTGAACATTGTTTAGTTGAGCGCCTATAGAACTCACACTTTTGGCAATGGCCAGCACGTTCAAGTCTTACTTCTATATTTGTAAACATACGCTACTTATGCCGTAGAAAAGGGCTCCGAAGAGCCCTTTTATTGTTTCTACTAACCGTTTAAGATTAGATGAAGCTTAGGTTGTCGCTAGCGATAGCGATTGTGTTAACGTAGTCGGCAGCGTTACCTAAAGAAGATGCGCTGTTTGACAACTCAACATAACCATAACGTGTCATGAAAGACACTGTTGGTTCGAATGTTGCTGGATCTAGAACAACACCAGAGCTCATCAATGGAATGTATGGGCAATAGAATGCTGGAGCGTCCATTTCGTTAGCGCCTTTGTAACCGATAAGGATCGGAGCATCGTCGCCAGCGTAGTGGTTAACATATACGCGAACAGAGCTGTTCAATGTACCAACGAACTTAGTGTTTGTTGGAGCTTCGAATGTACCTTCTGTTGTACGAGCAAATGCGCTTGTAGTAGCAGATTGTAAGATTGTCAATGCTGTTGGAGAAACTACGATGTAGTTACCAGCACCACGACGTGTACGGCTAGCGATGTCGTTAGCGGCACGGTTTACCAATACTGCTAAGGCAGCGTGTTGGTCACCAACGAAGTTGGCTTGACCGCTAACAGCGGCTTGGTCGTATGTACCATAAGCAGTACCGGCCAAGTTGATCAACGAACCGATAACTTCTTGGTCAATTTCAGCTGTGATTTCTTGTGCCAATGCAGCCATGATTTCCGCTTCAACGTCAACACCGTGGATGGCTTGTGCGTCTTGAGCGGCTTCAAATGTCCAACGAGCAGACAACTTACGGCTCTTAGCTTCAACAGTCTCTTTCAAGATCTGGATGTTCATCTTCTTGCCGCCTTGACCTTCTAGGCTAGCAGTAGAAGCACCTTTACCACCAGCACCAGAGTACTGAGTAGCAATGCTGAATGGGCTTAGAGCTTCATCACCAGCAGTTACGGCTTTACCGATGTTACCAGACGCGTTGTCGGCAGCGTCAGCGCCTTCGGCGTAACGTACACGCAATGTGTGGATCTGGCTAACTGGACCTTGCATTGGCTGAACACCAACTAATTCGTTAGCGATAGTTGTTGGCATAACGCGACGAATAACAGGTAAAATAACCTTGTTTAAAACTGCAATGTTACCAGAAGCTGTGCCGCCAGCTGTTGCTGTTTCTGTCAAATACTTCTTTGTATTTTCCAAGCAGACTTCCATTGTAGTCTTGCGTTGACCTTGTAGGCCTTCTGTTAAGGCTTGCTTAGTAGCAGACCAGTTTTTGCTTTCAAATAGAGCTTGTGACATATAATGTCTCCTAATTAAATCTTAATACCAGCGAGTTTACGAAGTTGTTGAATTGTTTCATCAGCTTCGGCTGGGGCGGCTTCGACAACTTGTGCTGTCTTATCGCCTGTAACCACAGTCTTCTGTGATTGCTGTCCTTCAACAAGTTGTTTCTTCTCACGACGAACTTCCTCGTTTAAAACAGATGGCAGGTACTTCTGGAATTGGTCTTTTAGTTTAGCAGTATCTGTGCTTTCTAGTAACTCTTCCATGATTGCTCGTTTGTCTTTCGACAATGGTGAGCATAGGTCCTGCATGACGCGAACTCGCTGTGCTTGATCTTCCGCAATGCGCTGACGACGAAGCGACTCGCTAATTTGTTGTTCTTTTTGTGTTAGTGTTGATTGAGCTTCTGATAGTTGTGTGTTCATATCTGCTAGCTTACGATTCAATTCGCTAACGGCTGTACCGTCTGCAAACTTACTTGCCATAAACTCCGCGGCGAAGGCTTCCATAATCTTACGACCAAAGTTATTTTCTTTGGCTGTACGGATGTCTTCTTTTAATTGTGTTACTTCTTTCTTGAAAGATTCAGCAACCATTGTATTGATTTTCTCGCTTGCTTTCTTAATGAAATTAGAACGAGCTTCTGCAATAGCTTTACGACCTTCTGCAACTAACTTAACGCGAGCGTCAACTAGTTGTTTGTGATCTTCGTGCAATTCGCTTAGTTCAGAAGTTAGTTTACGTAAAGCAAACTCTTCTAATTGACCAACTGCATCTTTTTGTGATTGGCGGTCAGACTTTAGTTCTGCTACTTCTTTTGCCAATGTTTCCATTACAAATTTCTGTAGTAACTGTGCATCTTCGCTGATCTTGGCAGCATACTTTACACGTTGAGCAACTGCTTCTTCACGTAAAGTTTTTAAATCGGCAGCACCTGCAGAGATAGTATCTTGCATTAGCTTGTCCATTGCTTCAATTAGCTGGCTTTTATCGTGTTCATAACGACCAGCAAATTCTTCGCGTAACTCAGCTGTAACTGATTCACGGCTTTCGGATAAGTGTTTTTCCCAAGCGGCGTTGATGTTCTCACGCACCTCTTCGGATAAAACTACTGAACCTAACATTTCTGTAAATTGTGTCATGTTTTTTCCTCAGACTTATTTCAGATTCTGAATGAATCTACGCACTTCGTTTTCTAAGTGCTTTTGTGCGGACCTATCGTAGGTCGCCGCGTAGGCCACGTCCATCAGAGCGGCACGTCTACGACTGCCCATTACTCGTTCATAAATTGCTGTTGGATAAGCATCAGGTGCGCTGGGTTGAGCAACAACGTCAACTGTAACGATTTCAAAGTCAGAAACTTTGCCGCTTTCAGTTACATTGCCGGATCCACGGCTACTAACGCCTAGCTTAACACCACTTTCAAGCAATGTCTTAATAATGTTACCCATAGGTGTTGGGATTAGCTTTAATTTGCCAAAACCGTTTTCGCCTTCCATCCACATGTCAGTAATCATATGACTTACGCGGTCAATGTTTACTTGTAAATCATCTGGGTGGTCTGCTTCACCTAATACAGAATAACCTTGTTCTAGTCGAGACTTAATGCTCTCTACTGCACGGCTAATTTCATTAATAGGGTAAACACGACCGTTATGGTTTTGTTTAGCACCTTGAATAAAAATACCCTTCATGTAGAGATCTTTACCGCCACTGGCTGACTCTTTTGATTCAATAACCAAATTGGCTTGATCAAATGTTAAGTGTTCACGTAGTGGCTGGTTCATGATGATTAGGCCTTAGTTGAAACTTTGCTGAGGGCTGGCTTAGTTGTACCACCCATGTCTTGTGCTTTTGGAGCGGCTGCTGGTGTTGTACCGCTTGGAGTACCACTTGCATTGCTTGCACCAATTTTAACTGCTGGACGAGCACCCATTGGGTTCTTGCCTGCAACTGGGCTATGTTTCTGATCAGCTTTGTCGCTGTTGTCTGGCTTAGCAACGGCTGTTAATTCTGCTGATTCTTCAATGCTTTCTGGCATTTCTTCTTCAGCTTCTACGTCGCCCATTTCTTCTTCTGCGCCCATTTCATCACCGGCACCAGAAACCATTTCTTCAAATTCTGCTTTTAATTTTGCTAATGCAGACTCAACGTCCATCATAGCATCTGCAACATCACCAGCGTCAGCATCAACTGCTTCTGCACCAGCTTCATCGCCTATGCCCATTTCGGCACCTAGGTCGTCTGTTGCGGCTTCTTCATCGCCTGCGCCCATTTCTGGAGCAAGTTCGTCGTCGCCTTCTTCTGTCAAATCGGCTTCAACTTCGTCAATTGAACCGCTTAAATCTGTTGTGTCTTCGTCTTCGAAGGCAATGTCATCAGCCATAATGTCTTCATAGACTTTACGACCAATACCTACATAGTAGTCATGTAACAATGCGCTAGCTTGATCTTCTTCTTTGTTAAGAAGGTGAGCTAATGCCTGTTCTAAGATTGATTTACTCATTTATTTCTCCTTGCGCTAAGGGGAAGGCATATTATTTGAATATACCGTACCAATAACTACTTACTAATGACGCAAAGGATTATGGCGGAAATGGCGGAAAAACTGTCTGTTTTTACGCAATAAGTGTCAAAAAATATAATTTAGTGTTAGACTGGTGCTGGTCTAGCGTACATTTTTTTGACTAGGTCTAGTCGTTGAGCTTCTTCGTATTTTCGTAGATCACGTAGCTTTCTCAAGCGATTTACGTGCTCAAGCGTTAAACGCTTGCGGCGCATATCACCATAAAAGGCCACGTCCGGATCGACTTCTGATTCGATCTCATCTTCGATTTCTAATAGGTCGTTAAATCTCATACTCTTACTTAGTAAAAAGTGAAATTTACGCGGCCGGTGGCGTTGGTGGTGGTACAACGCCTTCGGCTCCGCCTTCTGCACCTGGCTCAGCAGTTCCGCCACCCTCAGCTTCAAGATCTTCCATACCCATGCCAAGATCTAAATCAGCTTCGCCGGGACCTTTAAGTCCAGTTGCACCAAAGCCAGCGCCTTCGTCGCCACTTGAAGCCATAGCGTCTTGGCCTTCATTTTCTTCAGTCCACATACGTTCGTTTTCCAAGATTTCATCTTCTGTCAAGCCTAAGAATTTCTTCAACTTGAATCTATGGCTTAGATAAGGAATCTCAGAAAGCTGTGTAAACACTGCTGAACGTGCATTGTTAACTTCAATTTCACGATAGTCAGAGAAGTTTTGTGGCTCTAAGAAGTCGATGTCGAACTCCGAGCTGTCAATGTTAATACCACGTTGCTTCATAAAGACTTTAAACTCTTTATCTAGCATAGGAGCAATTAAACCTTGTAGTCTGCGGCAGTAACGATTGAAACGGAACTCTTGAATCAGTGCTGTGCCCATACGTCCGTCGTTGAAAACAGCCGCGCTGTCATCGGGACCAGTTGGCAAATAGCTACTTGGAATACGTAAGCCACGAAGCATTTTGTTTGTAAAATACTTCAAGTCATCAATTTCACCTAAACCAGTACCGCCAGGTAGTGTTTCAACTTTACTGCCACGACCGTCGGCTGTTTGAGCAAAGAAGAAGTCTTCCATGATACTCAATGGATTGTAGCTTGCATCAACTGCATTTGAGCCACCTGCACGAGTTGGAATACGGCGCTGGTGAATTTCGTTTTTAACACGCTCAACGAATGCCATTGCTTGGTGAGCTGGCAAGTTACCCGTGTCAATGTAAAATACACGGCGTTCTGGCGCACGTTGTACACGATAGATAATAACAGCATCTTCAAGCATTTCTTTTTGTTTGTATACTTTAAATACGCTATCAAGAATACTTGGGCCAAATGGCCAGCTTGCATCTAAACCTTCGTTTAGACTAATGTGAATAATGTCGTTGGCATCAATGGCGACTTCGCCGCCTTGTTGGCCAGGCTTGGCATAGTTACTTGATTGAGAAACAGGGCCGGCTGCATTTGTTACTGCGGCACCTGGTAATGTTTGTACGTTGTCAATTGGCTGTGTTGCAATTTTAGCAGCCATGTTAGGATGCACGTTGGCAATAACGTATTGCTCAACTGCACGACCTTCTGCTTCGTTAATAACTGCACGTTTAACATCGACTGGGTTTACCCAGTATAGTTCAAATGTTTCTGGATCACGCAAGAAAAAGTGATCGCCATACTTGATTGCACTACGGAACATGCGGAATACACGTTGATCCATTTTGTTAATAGCGCACCATTTTTTAAGTGCTTCATTAACAACTTTGCTTTCGCTTTCAGTTGGATCTTCTTTCCACATAATGCGGAATGGTAAGTTTGAGTCTGCATCAGCTTGTGTGCAAAACTCAGCAATTGTATCTAATGCGGCGTTTACTTCGCTGTCGATATCCATTTGATCGTACTGAACATAACGGTCTGTACGGTTTGGTTGGCCAGTATATACTTCTTGTAACCAAGATGCAAACTTAGCAGACGTAGCTGATGCTCCGCCTCGTTGGCCAGCAGAAGTCTTTTCAGCTTCTGCGTCCCAAATTTTAAAATGTTTTCTCCAGCTCATAGTTTATTACTTATCGTATGTTATTAAGACAATCTAACCGGACTTTCATATCCGTTTTTTCGTGTATTGCCTCGAATTGCTTGTAAATCGTTTTCAATGTTAGACAGATATGACATCAACTGTCCGATTACTTCTGGTGTTATTGCGGCGTTGCCAGATAACACATTTGACAATGCATTACCTTGTTGTGGTGCGCCAGCAATGCCATCCGTTGATATTTGTGGGATAGACAATCCGTCTAAACTTGGCATGTCAATGTTGCTTATTTCAACTAACGCATTTTTAAAATTGTCTAATGCATCAAGGTCTAATGATTTTAAGTTCTCATTGATCAATCCAATACTTGATCCAAACTTAAACATGCCTTCGCCAATCATGCTGATCTTATCAGCAACTGGTACCAACTCTAAAATACGTTCCATTGGGCTTTTTGCGCCAAATAGACTCATTAATCCAGTTACTAAACTGGTTGCTGTTGCCGCTACCATACCAGCCGCAAAAACAACTGCACCAGCGCCAACTGCCGCAAGGCCTGCACCTACTGCAATTAAGTTTACACCATCAATTTTACCAACTTTTTCTATTGCATTAGCAAACACATCTGCGGCTTGGGCAGCAACCCAAGCACCTGCACCAAACACACCAAGTGCTAGACCTAATGCGCCGATTGCTAATGAACCGGCTGCAATGACCGGTAAGAAGGCTCCCATTACTCCAGCGGCTACTGCAAATACACCTAGTGCAACTGCTCCTTTGGCAATGCCTTCCCAATTTAAATCGTTGAATGTTTGGAAGCCTTTACCTGCTACCCACATAGCGGCCCCAAGTGCGGCAATTCCTAATGCTCCTTTTAATATACTAGAAGTCATATTACCAATCATTTGTGCCGACACTGCCAGTGCGCCTAGCGCGAGACCACCTTTAACTAAACTATCCCAGTTAACTTCATTAAATGTTTTGAATCCTACAGCCGAAACTAATACAGCGGCACCTAAAATTGCAATGGCAGCGGCACCTTTAACAATACCTGTTGTTGCTTCTCCGACTAGTCTAGCCATACCAATTAGGCCGCCAAGTGCAATAGTGCCTTTTGCTAAACTGTCCCACTTGACTTCATTGAATGTTTTTAATCCCACGGCAGTTAATGCCAATGCACTGCCTAGTAATGCAAGAGTAGCGGCACCTTTGACAGTTTTGCTTTCGCCCAACTTTCCTAACATATCGCCAAAGCCTTCCATACCCTTGCCTGCGGCTCCGCTTAACTTGTCCATGATTCCACTGCCTGCGCCACCTGCTGAGGCAGTTGGGCCATTTTTCCAACCTGCAAATGATCCTGGTGCCGGTCCGGCAGTACCCATCTTCTTGCCAAACATGCCACCAAACATGTCGCCTAACTTACTACCTAAGCCGCCTTTAAATAACCCACCCCCTGCGCCAAATAATGCAATTGCACCTAAACTAGTTGCCAATGTTGCAATAGTAGCTGTGATACCTAATAACACATTTCGCAAACTTTCAATGGCTGCTTGCAAGCTATTCATAGCCATTATATTTTTTGCTTCAGATGTCAAGGGTTCTGCTTTTCCAGCGTCTTTGTCACCTGTTTTTATTTTAGTAGCTGTATCAAGTAATTTTGCAAGAGGTCCAGCAAGATCAGCATTATTAACTGCTAATCTATTGCCTTCCATGCCCAATGCTTCCATAGCAGGCAACAATGCTTTTATATTTTTATTAAACGCATCGGTATCATTGCCACCATTGGTCCCACGTATTGCCTGTTCAAGAAGTTCTAGCGCTCTAAATTGTGATTGATTTCCGCCAGCTTCTGCCAATGCGCCCCTTGCCGCGCCAGCATCGCCTTCGGAAAGAGCTTTGGCAATTCTAGCACCTAAATCAGCATCAGAAGTGACACCAAATGCTTCCACTGCCGGAGCTATTTTTACGGCTCCAGTATTACCCGTGGCAGCACTAAATCTACCTGCGGTAGTTTCTCTAAACTTCTGCATCGCGGCTTGAAGTTCTCTTGTACTAGTACCAAATGTGTTGCTTAATTTGCGAGTACTAATTACCGTGTCTTCCATTTGCTTGGCAAATCTTTGCTGTGCATCTTGTGCGTCTTTGGCTCCGTAAGCCGCATCTCGGGCAATTGCCCCCATGAGTTTCGCACGTTCTTCCTCTGACATGCCCATTGCCGCGGCTGCGTTGGCAGCACGGTCAACGCTTTTGACTAGATCTTTGCCCAATGCATTACGCATGGTAGAGTTTAGATAGGAACTACCATACTTTAGACCACGGCTTAAATTGCTCAGGTTCTCTGCGGCTTCTTGACTATTAGCGCCAAATGCTCTAAATCCGCCTTGGCTTTCTTCAATTACTTTAATGAAGGCAGCGCCTAGGCCACTCATCAGTTTCATCTGCGTAATTGAACCAACACTAAACTTGCTTAGATCAGCAAATGCTCCCATGTCAGCGGCGTTCTTTGCAAATTCTTGAAGCTGACCAATTGCGAAACCAGCCCCCCAGGCCATGCCTCCGACAATTTTACCAAAAGTAGATCCTGTACCTAGTAAGCTACCACTGAAACTTCTAAGCATGGTAGTCATATTTGCATCGGCACTAATCATTGATGCGCCTAAATCCTTAAACGCATCAGTTGTTTGTTCTTGTATACGTTTGGCTTTTAGTTGCTCTTTGGTTAAATCTTGTTGGGCATCAACTGCTTTTTCAGACGCTTTGATTTCTTCTTCTGTTTGCTTGTTTAGGGCCTGAATTGTCTTGGTTGCTTTTTTTATTTCTTCGCGATTGGCTTTTTCAGTTGCATCAGCGGCTTTGGCACGTGGCACTGGACCATTTTTTGGAGTACCAGACGATGACGTTTGGTTACTGCCACGGCCAACAGAACTTGACACGCTGTCTAGCTTGTCTGTTAATCTGTTTATTGCCTTTATGAGTTCTTTATCATCCATTTGGAAAATTTGGTCCTTTAACCGTTAAAACTGTACATAAATACATTTATGATATAGGTTCTATTACACCTATTTACCGTTAAGGATTAACTACATGGATAACTCAAACCCACTAAAACAGCCAATTAAGCAGCCTGTTGCCAACCCATTGGCACAATACTATCGTAAGCCTGGCACTTATATTGAACTACCAAGTGGTGGACGTTTTTATAACACAACACCAAAGCTAAGTGACACTGGCGAATTGGCTGTATACCCAATGACTGCCAAAGATGAACTTGCGCTAAAGAATCCAGACGCGTTGTTAAACGGCGAAGCACTAAAACAAGTTATTGCTTCAGTATGCCCTGACATTGCCAATGTATCAGAAATTCCAGCGCCTGATATTGATGCTATCTTAGTTGCCATGCGTATGACCAGCTATGGCGATGATATGGAGCTTGACGTAACCCATGGTTGTGAAGAAAGCGGTGGCAAGTCACAAAGAGTTACAGTTGGATTAGGCAGTGTGTTATCAACATCACGTGCTATTCCTGAAACATTAGGTACAGTAACATTAGCAAATGGCGTAGTTGTACAGCTAAAGCCATATACATTAGAAGCACAAAGTCGCTTACTTCGTGTGCAATTTAACACAATGCGCCAGTTACAAGGTGCAGAAGCCAACGAAAACTCTACCATTGAACAAAAAGCAGATATTGCCAATCGCGGGTATGATCAGTTGGTTGCACTAAGTCAAGATATCCTTGCCGCTAGTATCACAGTTGTTCGATTACCAGACGGTGTTGAAGTAACAAATTTCAATCACATTTACGAATGGGTTAAGAACTTAGATCGTGCAAGTAACGAACGTCTTGACGAGGAAATTAAAGCATTTGGCAAGTATGGTATCACTCGCACATTAGAAGTAACTTGCGATCATTGCAAAAACAAATTTACTACTGATATGCTATTTGATCCCACAAGTTTTTTCAGCGTCGGCTCTTGAGTCTAGGACTTGATCGAAACAAAATTAGACGTTTCATCGAAGGCATTGAAAACGAGTCAAGAGCCGTAATCAAAGAAGTATCTATGTTAAGTGTATGGGGCGGCATAAGTCCACAAGAAATTTGGAACATGACTCACGAAGAAAGAAAAGTGTTAAGTGAAGTCATTAAAGAACACACAGAAACTATGTACGGCAAAAAGGGTATTGCTCGTCATTAATAGCCATTTGTTAAGCTATCTTAGTAGAGCGAATACTTCGCTCTCGAATTTCGTATCGCTTCGCTCAACTCATTCAGTTTACTATAACCTATTTTTTTAGATTTAACACGATTTACTATGATACTTGTGTTGTTTCTTAATACATGAACTACATAATGAATACTTGACCTGATGCTTCAGTCACACTTAGCCGTTTTACCGGCTAAGATAAAAACACTTGACCCGAAGTCCAATGCCACATTCAATTACAGCAACTACTTAAAGTTAGGGCGGTCACGCTGTACCCTTTTACGCTTTTCTTATTATGACGCTACTGCACACACCCAATTGAAATAACGTGTGCAATATGCAGGTTGTAATAGTTCACCATTGCCTGCTCTTTCTAGCTTTACGTATACTAAACTCAGATCTTTTCAAGCAATTGATCTACGTCCTGTGAAGGATAGTGAGTGTTAGTCTCCGCTACCGCACGGAAGTTCCTTCCCCAGCGCAACCCTGGTGCCTGGTTTTATGGGTGTCATAGTATCGGCGACACAAGCCTATCAGTAGTAAATGAGTCTGGGGGAGTTAGCGGTTTACGCAGGAAGTATAAGGATTTATCTGTTGAACAGATGAGTTAACCGTGTAGTTAAAGTTTGTCTTTGATATGATTTTTATGTACTTTTAAGTTGATAATGCCGTTATAGTAGTCTGCTGATTCAAGTACTTTTCTGTCAAATTGTTCTTTTGCTTCTATGTAAGAGCATACAGCTTTTGCATTGCAATAGTGCAGTATCTCTCTTTTAAATTTATCTGGGCCTAGTTGAGCTAAGTCTGCCAAAAGTTCTACAGATGAGCCATAATATGTTTGCCAGTCGGATTCAATCTTACTTTTGATCTTCTTCCGCTTTTTTGTACCATTCTTTAGTTTAACAACCCGGTATGTGGTTTTAGAAAACTTTGATAGCTTCTTCCCCACATACTTTCGGTTGTTAGTTAGGTTTGTTATAAGGTACACAAACCCAACGCAGTCATCGGGTAATGTGTCTACAACTTGATCGTTGTAAAACCACATTACTTGGCTGCTAACGCTTCTTTCTCCGCTGTAATCTCTTTACGGCGTTCCTTGATAGCTTTAGACATTTCCTGTAGTGCTTTACGAGCACGAGCGGCAGCGGCCTTAACGCCTTTACCTGCAAATTTTTCGTTTTCAGCCTTGTATGCTTCAAACTGTTCTAGTAAAATTTCATGATTTGTCATAATGTTCCTTAATTTTCAATGACTTGCGTATCCGCTTCAAGCATAGTGAATCCATTTTCCTTGACTACCATAAGCACATTATTAACACGGCTTGCTAGTTCATCTCTGTGTGAGATTAAGAAAATGTTACGATTCATTTCCCGACCCATTGACTTTAGAACTGACATGGAGTGTTCGATACCCACACTATCCATTCCAGAATCAACAAGCTCGTCAATAAACATCAAGTTCATTGGCTCAGTGAAGCTTTCATACACATCTCTAAAACTCCAGCTCAATGCCAGAATTAAACGATTTCGTTCTCCTCGACTTAGGTTATCAAAGTCAAAACTTTGTCCTAGTTGGCTAATGTCTACTTCCAAATCACTTTTAAATGTAACTTGGTGGGGTAGTTGTAACTTATCCAAATAGTAACTTAGTCTATGATTCAAATACGCCAAGTTCTGTTCAATAATTCGCTTTCGTACAAATGAGTCCTTGCTTGTTAACAACTTTAACAAAAACTCTTGATGCTCAAGTAGCTTACTTACTCTGTTAATTTCATCCCAGCTAACCAGAGCTAGCGCAGTATTACGCATTGCTTCAATTTGTTCTTGATAAGGATCTTCTTCTTGGACCTTTGCATCAAGTTGCTTACGAATGTTTTCTAAGTTGTTCTTGTGAGCAGCCGCATCAGCTACGTCCTGATACTTGGTACGTGGTCGATCGCCCAAGTTGCCAATAGTTCGAACAGCCATATCAGCTTGAGCTAGATAGCCATGTTCTTCACGAAGCGCATTAACAGTTAAGTCTACGGCGGCTTGCGCATCTGCGGCCATTTGGTCATGCTTCTCGTCATGAACATCTTGACCGCAAGATGGACATTGGTGAGCCTTGATAGATTCCAAACTCTTTTGTGCAACTGCCAGTGCATCCTGCAACTTCTTAACGTTGCTTTGGCGAGTAGCTAATTCTTTGTTGGCTAACTTAAGGCGACTTTCGTTATCCTTGTAAAGAGCCACAGCACGGTGAGCCTCTAGTTCGGCTTCAATGTCTGTGTTTTCTAATTCTGTAATAGCCGCCTCAAATGCAGCCACGTCAGTTTCTTTCTTACTAGTCCACACACGACTGCGGCGTTCTAAGTCATCAATAGCTGATTGAACACGAGCATTACTTTCTTGCAGGGCTTTGATGCGTGACTCTTCGTCTTTGATATCATCCTTGCTTTTCTTAATGAACTCTCGAAGGATCTCAGCTTTCTCACTTAACTGAGTAATGCCCAGTAGTTCTTCAATGATGTCACGTTGCTCACCACTTTTCAAACTCAAGAAAGGCTGAGTGTAAGTGTTTAGTGCAACAAGGTGCTTGAACATTTCTGCACTCATGCCAACAACTTTTTCAATTGCTTCTTGAGTTACACGGTTCTCACCAGCACCTTCGTCTGTACCTGATTCGTTGACTTCATGATCGTCAACTAAGAATCGCAACACGTTAGGTTTACGACCACGTTCAATTGTATACTTGGCACCGTTCTTTTCAAACTCAACTGTGACCAACATGCCTTTGGTATTAGTTTTGTTGATAAGGTTCTCTTTACGAATGTTTGTAAGTGCATTGCCATAGATAGCATAAGACAACGCATTGACCATTGTAGTTTTACCTACGCCGTTACGAGCACCATCGCCACCTAAGTCTAAGTTGTTACCTAACACAAGAGTCAACCCATGTTGATTCATGCGGAGGCCTTGGGTAACATTACCCACACTCATAAAGTTTTTAATTGTTAGATTGTTAAACTTAATCAAACTGTCAGTCCTTGGTAAATTTGCACAAGAATTTGTCTATCAATAACATCAGAGTCAATTGCTTGAATCTGATTTAACACAATAGCGTCAACAGATTCAAATTGAATCTCACCGCCTTGCCATTCAGTTGCGTGTTCTTCCTTCTTGCCAGGAATAAGCGACAGCTCACGCATGTTATACGTCTCTGCCCACTGTTCTTTAATATACGTTGCTTCTTCGTAGCTAATGTCTACGTCGATTGTAATACGAGCAAACGTTTGTTCATCAAACAGTTCAGCATGACGATCAATGGCTTGTGTTAGTGTAAGTGTTTTAAACTTAGGAGCTCCTGGCCATGTGCGGAAGTCTGGTTCACTACCATACTCCAAGAACATGCAACCACGTTCGTCATCCCAGGCATCAGCATAGTTATGGGGAAAGCAATTACCCATGTACACAATATTGCCTTTGCGCTGGCGCTTGTGAAAGTGTCCGCTAAACACT